TCGGCGACGGTGGATTTGCTGGCGGTTTACGGCTTGGATTGATTAACTACGCAACAATCGACCCATTCCCACAAGCTGGCAACGGAATAACGATTGAATAGGAGTTTGAAATGGCAGAAAAACAATACATGCTAAATGTAAAGATTGATAATCGTTGGATTCCGATTCCAGCGATTAAAGGTCAAAAAGGTGATAAAGGCGAACGAGGTGAAAATGGACAGCGTGGAGAAACTGGTCAGCGTGGCGAGCGTGGCGAACGAGGCGAGCGTGGCGAGCGAGGCGAACGAGGACAGCAAGGTCTTCAAGGACTACAAGGTGTCCAAGGTGTCCAAGGTGAACGAGGATTAAACGGTAAATCTGCTTATGAAGTCGCTCGTGATAACGGTTTCACTGGTTCATTAACAGAATGGCTACAAAGCCTTAAAGGTCAAAAAGGCGACCGTGGCGAAAAAGGTGAACGAGGACAGCAAGGTCAGCAAGGGCTTCAAGGTGTTCAAGGTTTACGAGGTGTTCAAGGTGCCGCTGGTGCTAATGGTAAATCGGCTTATGAAATCGCCAAAGAAACTGGATTTACTGGTTCAAAAGAACAGTGGATTGCCAGCCTCAAAGGGCAAAAAGGTGATGACACTGGATATAACAAAGCTTATGTTGATAATAAATACGATGGTTTGGCAGCGTTAGTGAATGCTAATAAGGGCAACATTGACAGATTAAAAACAAGACCTCAAATGGTAGAGTTCGACATTGGTTGGGGACAGAAAATGAAAGTCTGGAAACTTGGCTACTATGTCTTCTGGTCAACTGTTTATGTTGGCAACCGTGGAAGTGGTCAAATGGGAGAGAAGATTCCAGAAGAATATCGTCCAGTAGTTGAAACACCACTCCTTATCCACCAAGTAAATTATAACCGAGTTGATGGAGATGGTGTGTTCAAATTCTATCCACACGGAACAATCTATTACGCTGGGGCAACTGGCAACAGTGAATACCACGGCTCTGGTGTATATGTAGCACAAACAAGTAATCTATAAGAAAGGAAAAATAAAAAATGGCAATCGTAAAAATGATTTTTGACGACCGAGATGTTCCAATGTCTTGGCACGAAGTGGAAAGTTTCTCAGTTGTTTTCGGACAAGAAAAAGGAACTGCCTCAATCGCAAGTTATTCTAATGGTCGAACTCGACAGAAAGAATTACAAGCTAAAAGAGATGGTAATGGTTCAGCCGATTATAGCGTGAACCGAATCTCCGTTCCAGTAAATTTTACAGGCAATTTAACTGTTGAGAATATCGAACGAGCATTGCTCGCAACCGAATATTTCAACGGTGGTGAACGCCAAAGATGGGACGAAGCTACTCAACGAGGTCAGCGAATCTAATAACAAAAAGCACCTTGAAAAATAGGTGCTTTTTTGATACAATAAAATTAGGCAACCCAATATGAAATGAGGTGATTAAAATGACAAGATATATTGAACCGCCAGCACATTTAAATTCTAAACCAGCTCGTAGATCATTGCTCGAAAATTCAGTTGCGGTCGAAAAGCACGAATTTGAAACTCGGATTCTCAAAAACAATGAGCGTTTTCTAATCCGTGCGATTAAGTTCCAAGGTCGTGATGAATGGTTTACTGCCAACAAAGACACGGTCGAGTATGCCGAGTTTAGAGTTTTCTGGGAAATCTGGAAAGATTGGGAACTTCGAGTTTGGAATTTAGATTAAAAGAGATTTTATATCTCTTTTTTTATTTATATGTTATAATGGTAATGAGGGGAGAGAGTTTTTATCTTCGCATTTAAAAAGTGTTTTTCATTTCATTTGGTTTCGGGTTATGACTCCTTATTGTTAATTTTTTATCTCTTCCCTCACTCTATCTACGCAACGGTGGTCGAGTGGTTAGACGAAGGTCTGCAAAACCTTTTACAGTGGTTCAATTCCACTCCGTTGCTCCAAGCAATTTTCGGTTAAGGTTAAACTTCTCTAAAAGTTGTTAGTTTATTCATGTTTCTATAAAAAAATAGTCCTGAAATATGGACTGTTTTTTTTATATGAAGTATAATAGAAGTAGAAAGGAATTTAATATTAAATAATAAAATAAACATAAAAATGGAACATTTGACAGTTGGTGAAATTAGCGGAATAGTAGCCCTCTTAGGCGGACTAATTGGTGGAGTAATCTCATTAGTAAAGTATGCTAAAAATGGTTTAAAGAGTATGCTTAAAGATGAGTTCCAAATGGTTAATGACCAGATAGAGGAAGTCAAAGAAGATATTAAAGAAGTTCGTGAGATTGGACGCAGCAACTCAAAGAACGGCAAGCGGAACGAGATTTTACTGATGATAAACACTCAACCAGAAAAGGTCGATGAGATTGAGCGAGCGTTTGAGGAATATAAAGCATTAGGAGGTAATGGTTATATAGATAGTTTGGTTCAAGCTTGGCGAGAAGAATACGAAAAAGATTTAATTAAAGAAAGAATAAAGAAAGGAAAATAAATGGATAAAGCGATTGAATGGTTTCAACAGAGGCAAGGTAAAGTCAGCTACTCAATGGTATATAGGAATGGTCCAAGCTCTTGGGATTGTAGTTCAGCCATTTACCACGCATTGATTTATGCTGGAATTTTACCAGCTGGGGTCCGAATCGGAAATACTGAATCAGAATTTGTAGACCTACCTAAATTCGGTTTCCAGCGAATTGAGGCAGACGCAAATGGTTATATTCCAACTCAAAGGGGAGATATCTTCATTTGGGGCAAACAGGGATATACAAACGGAGCAGGCGGTCATACGGGAATTTATCTCGACAATGATAATATCATTCACTGTGCCTACGCTTATAACGGTATTCATACTGATAATCACGATTGGTTGGCAGGTATTAACAATGTTCAATACCTAACAATCTTCCGTTATACTGGAAAACCTCAGAACGCACCAGCCCCAGCACCACGAAATGAAGCTATTGATGATGTAATCAATATCGGTTCACACTTTAAAATCAACCCAGCACTTCAAGTGGCAGAAGTAAATATCAATGACGGTCGAAGAGAATTGAAAATTGACGCTCTTTGTCCACGAGGATTCACTTGGGCAGAGAACGGTGTTCCAGCTAACTGGGCTTTCAAAGTCGATGGTGATGGCTACCGAGTTGATGGTGAAATCAATGCTGGCGACTGGGTTAAAATCCAAGGTGCTTTCGTAGCTCTCGAAGTTGTCCAAAACGATGGAATGTGGTTCGCAAAAGTCAAACGAGATGGCATTGATGTGTGGATGGAATTGACACCAGTATCAGAAATACCAGCTGGTGAATACGGCACAAAGACTGATTATCGACCACAGCCAGCTCCACAACCAACACCAGTTGAGCCACCTAAACCAGAGGTTAAAGAGGAAACACCAGAGGTAAAGGAAGAGCCTAAACCAGAGGTTAAAGAAGAGACACCAGAGGTAAAGGAAGAAAAACCTGAAATAAAGGAAGAAAAGCCAGAGGTTAAGGAAGAACCAAAGGAGGAAAAAGTGGCTGAAACTAAACCAGAACTACCAAAAATTAACGAACGACCATTTACAGAAAAGGAGTTAAAGATGTTAGAAGAAAGTAAAAAAGAAGCAGTTGAAGCTATCGAAGCTTTGAATCAAGACGAACAGTTCAATGAACTTAAAGAATTGATTCCAAAACCAGTTCGCCTTGGACTATATCTATTCGGTGATTTACTACTTATCGGTTCAGCTGTGATTGCCTCATACGGTATCGGTTATACCCAAGCAGGTCTAACTGGTGGTATCGTTGGAGCATTGTCAGCAGGTGGAGCAGGTATCATTGCTACTGCTAAACTAACAAAAAAGAAATAACATTTCACACGAAATAAAACACCCCTTATGGGGTGTTTTTAGTATAAAAAAGCCTTAAAAGCCTTTCGGTCGATTAAGGGGGAACATCTTTATTATATAGAAGAATATAATAAAAATCAATACTTTTACATATAAAAACCCTTAATGGCTTTTCAGCAGATTAAGGGGTGGTATCTTGATTATATCGGAATATATAAGAAAAGTCAAGATTTTTTTATATTATTCTATTTTTATTTTATTATATATAGTATAATATAAATAGAGAGATACATATCTCTCAGAACAAAAAAGATTAAACCTTTACAAAGAGAGGAAAAATAGATGGATACAACTAATATTGTTCCAGATACTAACGGAGTTCAACCAAGTGTAGTTCCAAATACACAAGGCACAACACCAGAGGTATCAACTGGCACGGAAAACCAGTTTAGCGACCAAGAGTTAGCGAAACTCCAACAAGAGAACGCAGAGCTTGACAAGTATATCAATTCCAAAGGTGGAGCAGAAAAAGTTTCTGATTTCATTTCCAAGATTGAAGAAAAGCGAAAATTGGTAGCTGAACACAAACAAGCCACCAAAGATAATTCTTCATTCGTTTGGCAAGACCGAATTGAAAAAACTGACCAAGCGATTCAACAAGCTGTCCCAGAGCAATATGCTCAACCAGCTCCACAGCCAACATCGACACCAGTATACCCACAAAGTATGGCTGATGAGATTAACCGAAATATTTTACGAGATGTTGCTGGGTCGAATTCATTCATTAAGAATGAAATTGAAAATGGTGATATTTTACAGCAAGCTGTAAATATGGGAATCACAATTGTTGAAAATGGAATTATTAACCGAGAGCGACTTTCACAATTTGCTCAAATGGTAAATTCGCAAGCTCAATTAAAGAGCGGTGGAATGCCAACAAGCAATCCACAACCAGTAGCCCCAGCACCACAATATGACCGAGTGCCAGAGGGGCAAATGACTATGGCAAATGCTATGGAAATTGTGCGAATTACAAATAATAATCCAAATCAACCACACCCAGACTACGCACGAGCAAAGCAAGTGCTTATGACTGGTCGTTCTTCTTAGAATATTTTAACTCCTTTTGGTTGGTGTCTTTTTGGATAAAGCTATATTCAAAAATAATATAAAACTAAAAAGGAAATAAAATGGCTGATACAAAATACAATTTCACAAATACGATGAAGTCAAAAGTCATCGATATGGATACAATCCAACCACTTATCCGAGCAATCTACCAAGACCGAATCTTGGAAGACCAAACTCTCGATGAGAATTACTTGGATACAACATTCTTCGATAACTCTGCTATTGACTTCGGAAAATTCGACAGCAATATTGCTCTTGGACAAGTTCTAACTTTCTACAAACGAAGAGATGTTAAGCCACTTGACAATGTAGCTGTTGATAACTTGAACTACAAATCTGGTATCACTTGTGGTGGTCAATTAGACCTCGCTTGTTCGATTCCTTGTGGTGGTGAAGCTCCAACATTCGTAATGGACGAGTTCCGCCTAAGCAAACGATACGCAGCGATGGCTCAACACTGTTTGATTACAGAACGATTTATGACAGAAGTTGATTTTATGGCACAGTTCCGAGAATCAGTTGAAGCTCAAAAATTCGTTTATGCTCTTGATGTATGGAACAAGATGGTTGGCGATGGTATCGCAACAACCCAAGCTGTTCAAGACCCACGCTTGGTAAATGCCAAAGGTTCATTGGCTGGTAAATTGACAAAACACTTCTGGGACTTGTCAACTCTTGCCGCTGACCAACAAATTTCTGCTATCAATACAGCTTACCGTTATATGACTGCGAACTTCAAAGGTTCATTTGAAGTATTCGGAACAACAGAATTGGCTCAAAACATTGATATGGCAATTGCTCAATCAGGTTTCTTCAATTCAACTGGTAATGTATTGAGCGGTATCGAACTTGGTTCAGTATATCACGGTATGATTACTCCAAAAGTTCTTCCAGCTCAGTTGTCTGGTGTTAAATTGAACATCATTCCAAATGGACAGAACTTCTACAAAAATGGTAAAGACTTCCACCCACTATACTCGGAAGATGACCAATCAATGTATGTAGTGATTGCTTCACGAGATGCTTTCGCTCACCACACAATTGATGGTGGTGTCTACAAGACTGGTGGAAACGACTGTGCCAATATGACAGAGAAAATCACACAACTATGGTATGCTGGTATGAAAACAGTATTTCCAGAGAAAGTTCTTGTTATTAAATTAGCAGTTCCAGCACTAAGCTTTGATAGCTTTAACTTCTGCTGTGGTGAAAAACCAGCAGCACCAGTTGCTAACGCAGTTGCTGCCTAATAACTTGGTAATAGCTTAACTTCTCTGAATGAGGGGTTAAGCTATTTTTATAGAAAAATTAAAATAAAATAAGAGGTAAAAAATAATGCGACCTATTTCAGAAGATGGTATCAATCGTATTTATGAATACACAGGAACTCGTGTCTTGGAAGAGTGTCCAGCACAACCACAAGATGTTTATATTCCAGTTTCAAAAGCTAACTGTGAAAAAACACCACCAGTGGTAATTCCACATGTAAATGTTAAAACATTGAGTGAAGCACGAGCATTTCCTAATCATTATGTTTTTGTTGAAGAAACTCAACAATGGGTTCATATTGATAGCTATGGAAATACAGCAACTCTTTCGAGTGGCAACCTATTCAAAAATAATTTTGAGCCAAGCAAATACGAAGCTGTTTATAAGAGCTTGGTAGTGTATGACTTCGCAAAACAAAAAGGTCATGTCTTTAACCCAGCTGGTCAATACGCAACATTTGGTCTTACGGTTCAAAGTGGATTGGAGGGATAGTTATGGGAATCAATCCAAACTGTATGAAATGCCGACCACGAGCATATCAAATGACACCAGAACAAGCTCCTTGTGAGTGTAAAAAACGAGAAGAAAAAGTTCAAGCTCACGGCTACTGTCCAACTTACCAAATGGCAAGTGTGCCAGTGTTAACTGCTGAAACAATCGTTGATTTCGACCCAAATAACACTTGTGTTAAGTATGTAAATACTCTGGTTGTTGACCCAAAGAATGGGCGAACATTCTTCTATGATGTGTTCGGTATAATGACTGAAATCAAGACTGATAAGCAAGCCAAAGACTTGATTAAAAAACTAAAAGATGAAAAACAAAACGCAATTAAAAATCATAATCCAGAAGTTCAATATCGAGAAAATGACATAGTTGTCTTCGACGGCAAATTGTATCAAGCACTCCAAGATATCAAGGGCGAGTTTAACTCAGCTAACTGGCGAGTATTAGATGGCACAACTGGTGCTTTACCTCAATACGAAACAATTACTGAGCCAAAAACAACTTACGCTCCAAACAAACTTCTGATTACACCAACAGGTGATGTATCTTTCTCTGGCGTTGATGGAGAAGTTAAACCAATTAAACAAAAAGAAGAAATTGCGAAAACTAAAACAAACATTGAAACTAATCGATATAAAGAATTGGTTTCGATTAACGGAATTGCCGATGGTAAAAACACTTTCGAGGGAGTTGTATCACTTGAAAGCGAGGGAACTGTCGCAACTGTTTATGCGAAACTTTCACTAACTGTTTCCTCGAATGACTTTGCGATTGACAATAATAGCCAATTAGTCGAACTCGCTGGAACAGTTCCAGCTGACTTCCAATTCTTCGTATATCGAGAGGGAACTAAAATCTCACTTGTGGTATCTTCACGCAACCAGCACGAAGTAAAGTCGAGTATCACAAATATCCATACAGACTTAACGGTTCTTAAACCAAAGAAAGAAGCGCAAGCTCTTGAAACTGGAATTAAGAAACCAGTCGCTTTAACAATCGAATAATGGAGAAAATAAATGGCAAATTGTAGCGAATGTTCAAATAATAATAACGCAATGAATTATAATCGAGGCTGTGGCTGCGGTGAAAATACACCAAAACCAGCACGAGGTTATCTTGCGAACTGTGATTGTAATTTTACAATCGCTGAACTTCAAAATAAAAAAGGTAGTTATATTTTTAATATCGACGGCTGTTCAGCTAAGCTTGATATTAAAGATGGTGTAAAACAATGGGAAACATTAACTAACCTTACATCAGATGGTCAAGGAAATGTTCAATATGTGAATGAAAAAGGTGAAACTCAAAAGGTTCATATCAAACAACTTCTTCCATATGGTCGCCTTGAAGACCTTGGTAATGTTGGCAACACAAGTGGTGCTGATACCCAAGAGCTTAAAGAGGGTTGTTCGTTCTTGTTTAAACAAAAGGGTGAAGACTTCTGGAAAGGTTGGAAGACACAAGAACAAATTCTTCAACCAAACGAAACTGCCAAAGGTGTAATGGTCTTTACCGAAAACGGCTGTCCACGATACCTGCCAGCCCCAGAAAATGGCTTGGCAACATTGACAGCACGAGATGGTGTGGTGAAATGGGATACTATTGAGCTACCAGCTGGTATAAATAAAGATAAATTCCACCCAGCTTGGGGTAATATCAACGAAACTCACGCTAAACAAGAAAATGGCAAATGGGTTCCAGACCGACAAAATGGTATCTTTACACACAATCCACAAGTTGATGAATGTAATGACATCATTGTGGCGTAGGAGGTTTAATTTATGGCAAGAATTGAAGCTTATTCAAGAACAGCCTTGAATGACGACATTACTATGCGAACCGAAGTCAACGGAGAGTATACAACACTCTTCGTTGATAACGGCTTCTATACGCTAATGGACGGACGCAAAATTAAAGTTGGTGATAGCCACTTTAATCTCCGTGTCAAAGTTCATACCGAAGTTCAAGCTGATAACTCAATCAAATATACAGTTTCTGAACCAGTGTGGAGCGATTTCCAATATAACGCAGTTGGAAATTATGATACACCATTTACTCTACATATCTGGTCTATTGACAACTCTGGTGGTTTAACTAAGGTTTGGGACATTAGCTTTGGTGCGAGAAACTCATTTACTCGAACTGTGGCACAAGGTCATACTTTCTTCAAAGAGGGAACGATTGCTCCAAATGGTGATTTAAATGCTCAAATTGGTTTCGAGTTGCTCCGCTACTACAACGATGGTAAGGTTCTCGATGATGACATCTACGGTGGTATCAAGATTGTGAATGATTTACCACCAAGCGTGCGACCAAAAGCGGTTTACGACTGTGAAACTAAAACTTTCAAAACGACTAACCGTGATAACGGAACAATCCGTATCTACAACTGTGTCAGTGGAAACTTCGATAAAGAAGTTCGCACGATTAACCAAGGTAAAGCCCCAGTCAATATGGGAGCTGGAACATTCAGCTGTGGAACGGACGAATTTAAAAACCAATATCAAGTAGGAGAAAGATAATGTATCCAGCAGATATACCAGAATATAACGGTTCAATGAGTGCTAATAACGCTTATCTACTCGTTCTTGAACCAGAATACGATAGCACAGGCTGTGAAAACTGGACAACTCGCAAGCTATCAATGAGCGATATGACAATGGCTGATAAAAACAATGTTGTAATGCTCGATAAAGTTGGAACAAACTTTGGTGTTCCAACTGGCGGTGTAGTTGGTGCGTTCGTTAATCATAACGGAGTGCCAGAACTCGCCAGCAAAGATGGACACGAGGCACAGTTTCTGATTATTGGAACAAATGTAATTGATAACCAAAGTTATATGATTGCGACAGCAGGTGTGGTGCGACTTCCAGATGACCGCCACGAATATCTCGTTGGGCGAACATATTATCTCGGTTCAAACGGTGTTCCAACAACCGAACAAACAAAACAAAAACTATTTAGCGTATTAGATAAACAACGCATAATTGTATATTAAACAAAGGAATAAACGGTAAAATATGAATTGTAAAAACAGAATTGGTGAGGCGACTGAAACGACTACGGTTGAAAGTTCGCTATTGCAATTTTCACCAAAAGAAATGATTGTTCAACAGGTCGATTTTTTCAACATACCAGTTCTGTTTCCGTTTATCGACGGAAATGGAATTTTATGTTATAAGCCTATTTTTCTCAAACCTCGTAAAAGAGCAATTGAGAAATGGTATAAAATCTATGTTCAAAAAATAGTGCGACCAATCTTCTTCGACACTTCTGGTATCGTAAAGAAAGAAAGCGTTGGACTTTACTATAACGAACGGCGAAATCAATATAGGCTTATGACCACGAAATTCTATGAATATGTCTTCGGTAAGAATTATCGACTGAACGGTGTAATGAATGTCCGCCACGAGAAACATCTTGTTGGCAAGAATTATAAGAAAGCAAAAAGGAGTGTATATGGCACAAATAACTGTTAGAGAATTTATTGATGAAGTGCGAGATGATATAGGGGATGATACGCACACTTACCCAACTAAACTAATTTTGAGTTGGCTTAACACCGCACTTCGAGAACTTGCCAGCCAATTAAACCATTTTTCACCATTTAATTTGGAAGATAGCATTGAACTTGCCGACTTTACCGAAAGCGGACAGCAAGCGACCCAGTGGCGATTAGATGATGATAGTGTTGGCGATATTCTTCGCCTCCGTGAAATCTATCTCACTTCCGACTCAACTTGTGAAGAATGTTCATTACCTTTGACCTATCTGAACAATCAGTTCTTTAAAGCAGTGGTTCATAAACCTTGCTCACCTTGTGAAGATTGTATCTGTATGTGTGATAACGCTTTCACGATTACCAAGAACCTCAAAGGAACATTTCTAAAAACTCAAAAACCTTTGCCAAGTGGAACAATTGCTCATATCACTTATGAGTTTATTCCAAAACGCTATAAGTTGGAAAATGTCGATGAAGTGCTACCAATCAATTTGATTTTAATGAACTTGCTACTCAAATTAGTGCGAGTAAATTATCACCACTACAATGTCGATGATACACGAGCCGTGGCAGAATACGAAAATATCGATAAAGAAATCTACGAGCTTAAAAATAACTTGGCTCTTGACCATAGCGACTTCACAATTAAAAGGAGCTGGTAATGGCACGAAAAGGTTCAAATACAAAGGAACGCTGGTATCGAAACTATCCACATATCTACGCTCGCACCAACTCGTGGCAATCGAGGCGAGGTCGCCGTGTTAAAGAAACTTCCCAGTTCGTGGAGTTTCGAGGACTTAACACCGTTAATTCCGATTTCACGGCTTCACGCTCAACCAGTCCGTTTATGACTAACTGGCGATTTGCTAATGAGAAATATAATGAACAAGGAGCAAGTTTAGTTTCACGAGCTGGCACACGCTTTCTCAATGACTATGGCACGGTCTTTACTGATATCAAACCAGAACAAGTTGAGGGTGATTTACAGCTTGATATCAACACCCAAGTTCGCTTTAAAGCTCATTCGGATAAACTAATTGTTGGTGGTAGCGTAAGGTTGCGAAATCGTAATAGTGCCACTGGGACGCTTTTGATTCACTACTACCAAGGTGAAGACATCAAACCTAAAAGCACAGCCTTTATTGATTTAGCAAAGGTTGGCTATGAATACGCTAATTATTCATATCGTTTAATTGGTGGAATTAAGGGTGATTATACAATTCGCTTTGAAGTAATTGATGAGTTCGATGAAGAATATTTTGTTCCAGTATCTCGCCCAATCGAGATTGGGGCAAAAGGTTTTGCGGGCGAGAAAGCAATCACCACCATTCCACGGCTCAATGAGGCACTCAAAGAAAGCAAGCTCAACTGGCAAAACACTTCACTGATTCCAGTAGTTGGTGTAATGACTAACGATTGGAAGTTCTTTGGCGATTTAATTGAAGTAGTGGTCAAAGATGTGCCATATCTAATCTTTGTGGCTGACAATGGAGCAGTAAAAAAGATTGGTCGCTTTAATTTGAAGAATAACGATATTGATTTTATTGATGGCGGAGTATTACCACAAGAAGCGAAAGTCTTTTCTGGTGTCTTGGCTGATGGAAGAATCATCTTCGTTGATGGTATATCACGGCTCAAATATATCAATGTTCGAGATTGGTCGATTCACTCAGCCAATCCAGAAGTTGATGAGAATCTCAAAGCCCCAGAGGGAGCAAAATATATTGAACTAATCAACAACCGTATCTATCTGGCAAACTTCCCAGATAGTCCGAACCTTGTTTGTGTTTCAATGATTAACCGAACTGGTGCGAAGTATCTCGATTTCCACGATAGATTCTATTCACCAAATATCGCCACTTACGACAGCCGAACCACACCAATTACAGGTATCATTAAATATACCGAGAACAGTGTGGCAATCTGGCGAGAAGATGGAATGAGTATCTTTAAATCACCGCTGGGCTTTGAGTTTAATGGCACAAAAGGAAACGCTTCGACTCAACAAGATACTTTCAGCAACGCAATTGGTATTGCTAAACGCACTGATATGGTGATGTATAACGGTAGTGTCTATTTCTTCAACAAAGCCGAGGGATTCAGGCGATTCTCTGGTGCTGACGCAACTGCTAACTCGAAGTTGATTGACAACTTAATCCGAGAGATTCCAGAAAAATCACAGCGATATATGTATGCTCACAACCAAAGAATCCATTTGCAAGTGAATGACTACCAGTTAATCTTTGATATTTCTGGCACACATACGACATCACCTTGGATTATAGACACGCAACGCTATATATATCGTGTTTATACCGAACAGAAATCTGACCGTTTGTGGGCTTCACATAGTCAATATCTCTGCTTTATGGAGCTTAACGATGGAGCAGAGACTCGCGACTTCGACTGTGTAATTCCTTGCGAATATCAGACTCATTATATTCATTCCCCAGATACCACTGGTTTAATGATTGTTCATAAGATAATGGCTCATTTCTCCAAAATGAGTTCCACAACTTGGCGAATTGCTTTCGACCAAAACCATAACGACAATCCAAGTGTCTGGACTAAAACCATCTTTAAACAAAAAGATAGCCCAGATAATGATACAGATTTGTTCTATAATGAAAATAATAGTGGTTCAACAATGGTGAATATTGGACTACACGCAAGGTGTTATGTTGGACAATTAAGAGTAAAAGGCTATGCTTATAAAAACCATATTGGTTTGAATGGCTTAGCAATGGAAACTCAGAATGTGGAGGCTGAATAATGTTTGACCAAGGTGCGTTTAATTCAACTAAACAACAGACTATTTATCGAATGAATAGTCTGTTTGATGATGCCCAGCAAGAAAGATATAGTAAAACAATTCTCTCAACCGATGGCACAAAAGCCATTGTCATTGGACTTCAACCAGATGGTGAACAATTCGGAATGGGAATGTATGAACTCGATGGTGATTTATATAAACTAATTTCGAATAAGGTCGATGGTGTGGTATCACCGCCAAATAATCCGTTTAAGGGGGACGACCATATCAAGGTCGATAATGAGAAAGGTAAAATCGTTTTACAAGACACGGTGCGAATTGAAGCACTGAAAAGTTGCTATCCAGTTGGTTCAATCTACACTAATTATAGCGACAGCCGAAGTCCAGCCGTGCTTATGAACTGGAATGACACCACTTGGGAGAAAATCGAAAACGCTCAAATCGTATCCAAGAACGGTGATAACCCCAGTTATCAAACGGTGTTTATGTGGAAACGATTAAGCTAAAATGGTATAATATAAATAGGAAAATAAAAAAAATGAATGATAGCATACGAAATCTAATTAGTAATGTTGAGAAAGAGCAAGGCATTGCTCGTGATAATCAAATCAATCAGCTCAACCAACAACGCACAATCGCTCACGACCAAATGGCGGTTGGAGCAAATGCCAGTGGCTTGTTGTTTTCGAACTTGCCAAGCACTGGTCAGATTAAATACGACGCTCAAACTTATGTGCCAAATGTCGCCAAGGCTAACCAAACATATCTTACGACTATGGACAAAATCATTGGTAAAGGGCAACAGTATAAACAAACCTTTGATAAACTTAACGAAGCTATTATGGAAGCTAATAGCGACTTGAAGAAGTAGGTAATATGGAAGAAAAAGTATTAGGAAGTCAAGAAATTAAACCAGCAGAAACACCAAAGATTGGTGGTATTCAGACTACCACAGCACCAACTGCTGGGGTGGATATGAACTTTTATGCTAACAGTAGTCCAACTGATAGGATAAACGCTGGTAAATCGACTGGCGAACAATCGGCTGACCCTTGGAACAAAGCCAGCAATACGATTCAACAAATCTCAAATAATGGTTTGACTGATATTCAACAAAATCATATCAATACGATTGGCACAGAACGAGGCGGACAGCAGAGCCTTGGTGTAGCTGGAATCGGTGATACTTATCTGACTGGTCGCTATTCCTCACCAATGGTTGCAAACTTGGTATCATCTTTCAGAACTACCGCCGCCCAAAATGCTTTAAGCACTGAATTGGAGAACGAAAAGAAACGGCTCACTGATGAAGCTCAAAAGGCTTATAAGGCTCGCCAGAAACGAGATAAGGCACGAGCCGAAGCGGCGGCAGCGGCAGCGCAACAAGCTGAAATCGCTCGGAAAGTAGCTGGAATAGGTAATGTCCAAGGTGAGGCAACAGTTGGTGTCGGTAAAGATGGAAACCATAGCAATCTCAATATCGACGGCAGTGCCGAAGATGTCAAAGCTCTATTAGACAATGGATATGTAAAATTAGACCCTAAGACTGGTAATTATTATAACACTGGTAAATCAAGCCACGACTATGCGACAGCTTTTAACCAGAGGAAGAATATTCAAGGGGCAAATAATACACCAGCTGGAACAAAGGCTATTACTGACCACTATAATAATAATACTGATAACCTAACACAATGGGGTAATTTCTTAAATATACCGTGGTTAGGTGGCAAGAGTGGTGGAGATGGTGGCTGGTAATAAGAAAGGAGAATTATTGTGGCAGATATAGTTGGAGATGGATATTTAGCACTTCGTCGAAGTGATGGAACGCTAATTACAGATGGTGATAATAATCGTGCTATTGGTGAATATAACAAAGCCAATGGCACAAATTACGGTTGGACTAAACCAGCTGAGGGTGAAACCGATTTAACTGGAAAAGGGGCAAAAGTTCGAGACGCTGATGTTGTTCCGAATGCGAATGGCTCATATGGAATTGGTCAAGAATATAACAAAGGTTTCGTTTCAATCGGTCGAGACCCAGAGCTTGCGAAAAATGAGGGAGCAAGATTTGAAATTGATAAGAACGGTAAAATCAATGTCTTTGGAACAGATAATTTTATCAAGAGTAATAGCTTTAAACAGTTTAAGGATTATATCGATAAAGATGTTGCTGGTAAAGTTGATTTAGCACCAGAAAATGTCGATAGATTGCGAGAAGCTTTTAATGCTACACAGAAGAATTATGAGCAAGAGGCTCAACAGAACTTAGCAATCCAGAAAGAAGTCGAACGCTTAAATAGTGAGCGTGGTTTAGGAATCAATGCTGAGCAATATAAAGATAGTATTACTTTTGCTGATAAGCTTAAAGATGATACTATTAAAGATGAAGATGAAATTCAATTAGGAAATCTAAGAAAGAAAAAATCAGACTGGAAACAAATCTTTAATAAAGAGAATGTTGGAAATGATGAAGCTTTACAAAAGCTTTCGAATGTCTTTAATAATAAAGAACTTATCTTAAATAGTAAAGATAAAAACGCTGACCAGCTCAAAGAGCAAGCTAAGAATATCACCGAAGCACTGGATAAAATGAATCCAGAAGATGTTAAAAAGTTTGCTGGTAATGTTGATAAAGATGGCAAGACTGTCTATCTTAAAGGTTTCGCAAATGGTGTTGATAGCCAAGAACGAGAAAGAATCGTTAATGCTTTACGAGATAAGCTCAAAGAGAGTGGTAAAAATCCAGATGACTTTATTAGACTCGCTAATGATAAAGATATTGAGTTTAATAAAAACATTCTTGAACTCGCACGAGGAGGTTTGGATAAAGAGGGACTCTGGAACGAGGGCGGTTTCTTTACTAAATCTGGACAAGTTGGTCGAGCGTTATTCGATAGCTTAGAGAGAATGAGTGTTGTTGCTCAGGGTGCTAAGTTTTTTGGTAAACTTGCTGGTGAAGCTGGTGTTCGTGGTGGAGCGTTGCTAACTGGTGGCAAAATTGATGAAGATAAAATCAAAAAAGCGTGGCAAGAAGATGATGGGCTTTTTGGTCGAAGTAAAAATGATAAGTTTGCTGAAAGGTTTTATTCTGGTAGAGATACGCTACTAAACATAGGTATGATGGGTGGAAGCTTGGCTGGTGGCTTTATCGGTGGTGCGATTGATTTAGCTGCTCTTAAAGGAGCTGGTAAAGGTATTGGTGCTGTTGGTAAGGGGCTACAAGTTGCTGGTAATGCTGAAAAAATCGGCACAATGGCAAACATTGCTGGTAAGTTGGAAATGGCAGGTGCTAATCCAAAAGTCATTGATGGTATCGCAAACCTTGGTGTTAAAGCAATGGGAGCAACCAATACTGTTGGTAAAGGGTTAGAATTTGGTGGCGGTTTAATTGCTGGCACAAATAAGATTAAAGATATTGGCACTTTCAGCCAACGAGCAGGTAAAACTGGTGAGGCAATTAAAAATGCAGTTGGTACTGAAAAGATAGCTGGTGTCGCAGAAAAGACCGCTCAATTTGGTAAGACTCCACTCGGTCAACTTGCGAAGATTCCTGCTTATGTGGCGGAAGATATGCTAACTGAAATTCCACGAGCGAATATCATTAACAAACTCCACGAAGCTCAGACTGGTAAAAAAGATGATGACTATTCATACTTCGCCAGTGATGTTAATAAATATGTTGAACAAATGCGACAAGGTATTCCTTGGGGCAATAAATCAGTTGTTGAAAATGTCCTTGGATTAGCAAACCTCGCACCAATCCTGCGTGGAGTCGGTAAAGCTGGTGGAGCAACCAAGGCGTGGCAGAAATCGAGCGACGCTGTTCGCCAATCATACAATAAAGTCAAATTAAAAATCGATGAAACTGAATGGAAACAGAAATACGATGTTAAAGCTCGTGGCACAGCTGTTCAACAAGCCGACTTATTGATGACCAAAGTCTTAGCTGAGGGAATGAAAGAGGGTGATGAACTTCATACCATTGCTCAGAAAAACCAGTTGGATTCGAACAATATTCGTGGTGTAGCAGCAAGTGATTTAGAGCAAGCTCTTGTGAAAAACAATGTAGCCAATCCATTTGAGGGTGTTAATGAAGCAGCTCAAAAAGCTGGATATGATATTGTTTCTGGTAAAGCAATGGAAATCAAAGACCTCAATGGTAAAAAGATTGGCACACGCTACCTTGATGACCACGCAGTTCAAGAACTGGAAATGATTTCGGAATACAAACGAACCAAGGGTATGATTGAAGACCGAGCAAAGAACGGCGAAAAAGTTTCAAATAGTGAAATGAATAAGTTCCACCAACTTCAAGAAGCAGTTAGTGCGATTAAAAACTATGAAGCAAAATCAGAATTTGTTGATACATTTAATGAGGCGTTCCGTGGCTTTACTCGAACAATGGGGGATTTGGGTATTCGACCAAAAGGTTTCTTGGATACCATTGATGAAAACGGAAACTTCGTAGGTTATATGAGCCGTGGGTTCTTGGATAAAGAAACTGGTAAATATATCGAGAATAATAAAACTTCGACAAGCACTGGTAAGCTTGGGCATAATGCCAAAGGTGGAACACCAGATAATCCAAATCTGGTTAAGCTTGACCCAATCTCGGCATTCCAACAGTTGATTAACTCGGCAGTCCGACATATGGAATTGGACAAAGTTCGAGCCGTATCGAATCTGTTGAAAGATATTGAGAATGTCGGTATTAAAAATCTTGACCTTTCAAATGCTAAGTATAATCCACTTCGACCAAATGCGACATATAGTGATATTAACCCAGATAAAGCTGGTAAATATCGCAAGAACGATGTAGCAACCAAACTCAATGAAGAAGATATTGCTGATGTTCGAAATAGTATCGAGAAAATCACCAAAGATTACGATATGAAAGACCCAGCGAATATTATGGCGACAATCACGACCACCCAAAATGAGCTGGCAAGGAAGTTTGTTAATCGCCGAATGGAGCAAGGCTTCTCAGCTAAAACGGCTTATGATGAAATGGCAAACAATCCAGATTTGATTGACCAAATGGCGAGCGAAACACTCCGAAGTATTTCAGTCAAGAACGCTCCAAAAGAAGCAGTTCAACTTGCTGATAATATGAACAAGATGTTCGAGGTTGAATTACCAGACCGAATGAACGCTGTTCAAAACCAATTTGTTGAGGCAATGAACTTGGCAAATAAGACTGGTGATAAAGCTGATTTGAAAAAGGCATTGAACCTTAAAGACCGAATCGAGAATTATAAGACTGAACAGTTGATTCGAAGTGGTCGAGTTGATATTCGCAATCAGAGTGTAATGACACGCAATGTTCGTGAATATGCTAAGCTTGATACAGCTGTAAATGATTTGAGCGACAGCTTGGATAAAGTTTATAAGCTCCAAGATGATATTGCGAAAGAGTTGGATAACTACCACGAAATCACCAATGTGCGATTGGGACTTGCCAGAGATGTTGCTGAGGTGTTGAAGTCTGGTGAATTGAATGCTAAGCAGAATCTCGAACTAATGAAACAGCTATCGGAAACAATCTTCGATGATAAACTACCTGATACTGTGAAGAATATGTTCAACGATAACAATGAGTTGAAATATGGTATGGAACATATCGCCTCACACATCTTAATTGATGAAGTCCATAATACACTGATTAAACGACATACGCTATTGGTTGAAACTGCTAAAAATAACGATGGAGTGATTGCTAAAACTGAGAAAGAACTCAAAAATGCGACTGCTAAGCGTGATAAGAAATTGGAGGCAGTGAAGAAATCAATCGAAGCCAAAGGCACGAAAGCTGATGACTTTAAATCGCAATTAGATAATATCGATAAATCGATTGAAAAATTCCAAAGTGAACTCAAAGATAATGTCGGTAAGTGGAGCAGTGAAGAGTTGATAACTCACCAGAATGAGATTGAACAGCTCTATCTGCATCGTAGTGAAGTCTTGAAAGAGGCACAGAAAGAAATCAACAAGACTAAACGATTGGTGCGAGGATACGGTGATGATATCATTAACGCTCGTAAAGATACTGAAACAATCGAGAACCTTAAAAAGACAATCCAGAAAGAAACCGAAGAACGAGCCAAGTTCTATGAAACGCTTGGTGATGAAAAAGCGAATAAACACGAAGAAATTCGCCAAGTTCGTAAAGACATTGAGGGTGAAACTTTCAATGATGATATTGATACATATCGAGTTGGAAATAGTGAATTTACCACTGATGACCCAGCTACAAAAGCAATCTTGCAAAAGTATCTCAATGAGAACTATAATAAGCAAGAATTGGAGGGCTGGAAGAAGCACGCAGTGAACTTTGCAAACGCAATCTCAGCTTCGTTCCGATTTGACACCACATCAGCCCCATTGATTGCTGGTGCGAGAAACGCTGTGCGAGATACCATTCAATCAACAATTATGACTGGTGGTCGAAGCTTTGGTGTGTTAGAGGGACTTACCAGCAACATTAAAGGACACGGTATCCGTGGCGAAGCCTTTAATGGTAAGACTTTAATGAACGCTGATGAAACAACTAACTTGTTAATGAAGATGTTTGGTGTTGATTACGATACTGCTCGAAAAGGTGCTTTACATCTCGGAAGTATCGCTGATGATACATTCTATCACCAGTTCGGCAATCACAGTGGCTTTATGAATAATAAGACACTGGAAAAGCTAACTAATGGTAAAATCAAACAAGGGTTAGAGTTAGGTTATAACTGGTGGACTAAACCAAATGATACCATTGAAAAGGTTTCTCGTTTGGCAAACATTTCAGCTGGACTGAACGAAGCAATTGATAAGGGATTAGACTTCAATTCAGCAATCACCCACGCTGAGTTTATTGGGCGAAATGCGACAACCGACTTCCGTGCGACATATCGCAATCTCCAATCTATAAGCCGTGGAACTTCATATCTCAATGCGACATTCTCTGGTTCAAGGTCAGCAAGGTTAATGCTTCAACACGACCCATTAGGCTATGCTTCGAAGATAATGATGTATGTAGTCGCCCCAGCTTTAACTATTTTGAATAATAACCTCAAAGATGAAAACCGAGACGCTTACAATAACATTCCTGATTATGTTAAGGAAAGCAACATCATTATGATGATTAACGGAAAACCAGTGTTTTTGCCACTCCCACAGGAACTTCAAGGACTCTTTGGAACGATTGAGGGAATCGCCAGTGGTCGCTACAAGGGTGCTAATGACTACTTGGGCGGATTACTAAAATCAGCAACACCATTTACTACGATTGATTTCTCACCAGTAATGGATATGCGATTTGACCAAAACGACCCATTCAGTGAAATTCTTCGAACAGCTGGTCGAATTAGCTCCTCGGTTGTGCCAGATATTGGTAAGGTTGGCTACGAATTAGCAACTGGTAAAAGCCTTTACTTCGGTAATGATACATATCAAGGTATTGGTAAGGTGCTTGAAAAACAACTTGGTATCAATGGTGAAACCGAAGAGGGTAAACGATGGAGTCGCCGATTATATTCAGCTGGTAAAGGAGTCTTTGGAACGCACTTTGACAATATGTTAAACTTTTTCAGTGGTGTAGTTGACCCTAAATCTTCACAAGAAGATAGAGGTGGCTATTCAATCGGACAGCAGTTTAAACGAACCTTTGCTCGTGATATTGGAGCAGATGGTCAAAAGGGTGCGAAATATGACTATGTCAATTCGATGTATCGTGATGTGATTAGCGACCTTGAAAAGCGTAAAGAGAAAGTGCTTGAACAGTTGGAACTCAAAGATAAAGAAATTCGTGAGGCTAAAAAGAATGGTCTTGGCGAAAGTGCTATCAATGAGTTAATGAAAGAGCGTGAAGAAATCTCGAACAAGTTTGGCTCGGAAGCCGAAGAAAAGCTCCGCAACTATATGACCCAGTTCGCTGGCAATAAATACTTTGTTTGGGATAAGAAAAAGGAAAAGCAATTTATCAATCTGATGTTGCCGAAGAATCAAGCGCTACTTGATACTGATGAAGACCTTGATGAAGCCGAAAAACAAGCTTATTTCTCGGCACGAGATAAAGCCGTTAAAAGGTATCTTGGTATGAACCTACCAGTGAAACCATCGGCAGACTTCTTGTTTGATAACGCTAAAAGCGAACTCAAAGGTTCATTCTTCAAAATGATTGACCAAGTCAAGGACTTGAAGAAACAAAAAGTTGATGGTTCGAATCAAACACTCAAACAAAAATATCAAGAGTATCAGAATAAGATTCAAGAGATTCGAAATCGTAAATCGAAACTCGGCAAAGATGATTACGCTGAAATTGATAAGCTTAAAAAAGAATATATGGAGAACTATTTCTCACCAATGGTAATGGGACTAACCCAAGAATACACACCATATCTTGTGCTTAACAACAAGGAAGTGATTCGAGAACTCGGTGATATTACAATGGTTCCGAATGACTGGCAGAAAGACAATAAGGGTAAACAAGCTTATGGAAACAAACGGCTTGATGAAACAGCTGGTTATGCTCAATCATATATTCAAAACCTAACTGGAACAGATAAAGACACACGCAAACTTCAAAGCTTTGGTTCAGACCAAACAACAATTCGAACGATTGATAAAATTGAACGAATGAAGAAGAGTGGTGATATATCTGGGGCAATAGCATTAAAGAAACGACTTGATGTTCAAGTTGGCAATGGAATGCTACTGCTTGATAAGAAACAGTCTGAAAGATTGAAAAATCTAAAAATATAACAAAATAAAAACAGCCCATTCAAGGGTTGTTTTTATTAGATAAGATGATTTATTTTACACTCGTGTAGCGAACTCAATCACTACACAAATGGGGGGAACGCCTATGCCAAGAATAAATAAGACAGTATAACATAAAGTTATACGAACAAACAACAATAATCAATCAACTAAATTTTAAACCATATCAGATATTCGGCGCGTTCTTTATGAGGAGGATTAAGGGTGGACAGAAACCCCCTCTTTGATAACCCCCATTTGTGTAGTGATTTTAAAGTTCTATTTACGAGTGATTAGAAAGGAATATCACTCAAATCGTTTTCTTCATCTTTTGATACTGGTGTTGTATCTGGCACACTTGGTTCTTGTTCAAGATAGCGTTCCAATTCTTCTTTCTGTTTGCCGTCATTTATAGCATTTACAACTGATTTGGCAACTTCGTTCAAGTAGTATTGAATACTTTGTGCTGGGTCAACAAGTGCTTTATCTTTACCAGCTTCGTCGATATTTCGAACTGGTGTGAAGACTGGTTTGTAGAATACTGATGAGCCATTTGTGGCTTTTTCTTCCTTATCAATTGTCCAGACATTCTCATTGATTGGATGACCAGCATATGGTTTATTCTGGAAGAGAATATCTCGGACAACACCAGCTGATGTTCCTTTGGTTAAGATACTTTCAACTTGTTTGGTTTCATAGTTCCAGATATATAAGCGAATACCCATTTTAGTGTTTGGTAATTCTTCCAAAGCTCGCTTGATTGTAGTATTTTCAGCGACTACACCGTTTCGGTTTCGCACTGTAATTGGTGTATTAACTGTTTCTTTCCAGTTGCCTACATAATTTACTTCGGTTGAGAAATAATCTAAATAATTGATATTTCGACCTTGCTTTTCGGTATTTGTTCCAGTAATATGGAATGAAATACCAAGGACTGCGAACTCAAAAGGTTTAGTTGTTAGTTCAACTCCTTTTTCTTTATCGTAGTAAACCATTCGGTCAGCAAAGCTTGCTTCTTTACCATTTAGAACAGCTCCTGCTCTCCATTTATAACTACGGTTGCTTGGATTTGTTAATCGTTCTGTCATTTTAAATAGTGCCATTTTATACTTCCTTTCGGCTTTAATTATTTGACATTACACCAAAGAAAAATAATTATAATCTGGTTGATTTGTAATTGTTGTTCTTTAATGTTAATTACATTATAGCACAGTTGGGGTCAAAAGTCAATAGTTTAATGAAAGATTATATAAGTTTCTTCTCGGAATTTAGTTTCAGAGAGTGGTTCAAGGTGATTTTCCAAACACCAGTCATAATATAAATCATAATCATTAAAGAGTTCTAACACATAATCTCGCACTGTGGTTGAAACAGTGAGGGTGCGAACGATTTTGGTTTTGCGCTTAATTCCATTATCTGGTTTCACGATATAGCCATTATAGGTTTTACTATTTCGTTTAATTGAGATTTTACCTTTTTCCGAAAAAGTCCATTCGTTTTCACGGCAAAAATCGACCACATCTTTATGGCTTATGATAGTGCTGTCGCCCCCAGTCAGATACAGCCAAATATCAATCGTTGTCCAATACTCAGTATCCTTATAGTGGCGAATCTCATCAAGTTTCAGATTGTGAGAAATATCTATAACTTCTTTATTGTTCATCGATAATCATTACCTCTGCTCGAACTTCTTTTTTAGACTTGGCAAGTTCGCCCTCAGCGTAAGCAATCGAACACCATTGCCAGCTGTCATCTTTAATAATACCAGCTTTTTGTAAGCAGTCTTCAATTCCTTGGAGCATATTCGAGCAGTCAATACGGCGATTGTCTTCCATATAAAATCGATAACCGATTGACACTTTACCCTCAAATTTTAAATCACCATAGTTTTCAATCAGATAATCAGTGAGCCATTTTTTAAACTTGCGAATTTCTGGCTTATCAATTACTTTCTTGCCATCTTTCGAACACATCTTGCCATTCTTAATGCCAAGCATTTTCCCCGGTATGGTTATCACTGTATATTCATTTGGTTCAATCATCTTTACTCCAATCTCTTAAAAAATCACTCCAAGAACGATAGATATACGAAAAATCTGTTCCGTGAGCCACAACTCCAATTCCGTAATTAGGATTATGGTAAAAGGCACAGCGACCTCTCCGTTTAATATCTTTCGCTTTGCGAATTAAAATGGGGCTTTTACTTTCATAGCAATGTTCGCTGATATCTAATAACTCTAATTGATAGATTTCACCGATTGTTAATTGTTTTGTATTCTTGCCAATGTAAGTAAAAGTCCCCACCATATTGATACCTATTTTTTCTTTGCTACTTTCTTAACTTCTTTTTTAACTGTCTTTGTAGTTGCTTTTTTAGTTGTTTTCTTAACTGCTTTTTTAGGTGCTTTCTTTTGAAGCTCTTCAACTTCATCGATTACAGCGTCTAATCGCATTGTTTCGTTAATGATTGCCTGTCGAAGTGCTTTAATATTAAGCTCAGATTCAATGAGGTCGTCATTGACAACATCTGTGAATGAAAGTGTGTAGGCTGTGTAAAGCAGGTTAATCCATAACACAACTTGGAGGAGCAATGAGTTCGGAATAGTGAACACGATTGCCCAGATTAAAACTAATTGTATTGCTATATATAATTTATTTAATTTACTCATACTTTTATTTTACCATATATTTATTAAAAAAACATTACTATTATTCTTCATTTCCAACATAGCCAATTTGGATTCCCCATTTGAATAATGATAGCTCGATATATAACAACTATTCGCTGTAAAAGTCTTCGGTAGCGATTGCGAAACCGAACTTCATTTTTCCTTTTCGATAATGAAGCACCGTCATTCCAATCCCTACATTGGCTTTGACTTTCTTATTATTATTGCTGTTCTTGTCTGTCATTTCTTCTCCTTTTCTATGATTGAGGTTTTAGCAAAAGCACTTTGAGAATGAAAATTAAAATCTACAATCGTTCGTTTTTTATGATAGACAATGTGGGTTGTTGAAGTGCTTGCTTTTGTCTAATCCCTCAAATCTGAACATAACCTTTGTGTATATAGACACTTATACACAAATACCTATTATTATAACTACAACTCTATTAAATATTATTGTATTTTTTTCGTTATGCTCAGGTTTGAGGGGAGGAGCTTGACTCCTCCACTCACATAATTTATTTGAACAATATGTTCTTATAAGGGCTTTGTAGAACTGGAAAGGTCTGGTGGAACGACGAGATTATAGGGATAACTCCCAGCTATTTGATTTTATTTATTTTAATAAACCGCCCCATTATCCATCTGAAAATAGCCAGCTTTCAGCCAGTTTTCCAGCCCTACAAGGGACGACTAAACAATTTTAGTCTTCCCCTGAATTTAGGTCTTTATCGAGGCTTTCGCCCCTTGTAAGGCTGGAATTAAATTGTTAAGGTTTTATATTTTTTAGATACTCTCTAATCTTTTCTTTTAATTCTTTATCAATTCTTTGATAAACTTTCATTCTTTCAAGCTCATTACTACTCATAGGTTAGATAGGTTTTCCATTCTTCTGGGTGTTTTTCGAAACTTTTTTCAAGTTCTTCACGAGATTCAAAATATATATTTACAGTCTTAGCTATATTGCTTACATTCCAAATTGGTTTATGTTCTCTCAAATCCCAATAACCATAATATTTATACTGTTGCTTATCACTCCAATCGGGTTTAAAGCCATTAGTATCTTGTTTAATGATTGTCTTAGCTTTTCGATATTCCAAATATTTTTCGGCTTCTTCTTTGGTATAAAACCACGCCCCTAATCTATTTAGGTTATCAATTCCTGAATCCGTATAAAGTTCTTCGGATACCTCTATAACTTTCGCTGAAACAGCATCTATGCCAAATTTCTTTTTATCAACTTCTTCAAACCATAGAGGAAACATCCGCACATCTTTCTTATTAAATCGTGGGAGATTTGGTTCACCTACAAAAGCCATAATCCCATCACTCCACATTTCCACCATATCGCCAGCTTTTGCAAAGGGTAAATCTTTTTTAAGTCTAAATTTTCTCATTCTTTTCTTCTTCAACTAAACATTCAATTAAAATCATATAATTCTTAGCATCGCCTAACTTTTCTCTCCATAGCTCCATTGGATAATCAATATCACTTTGGGTCATATCTATAATCGAAGTCAAGTGCTTTACCATAAAGGCTAACGCACATTCTTTCGGTGTTACTCGCAAGAGTTTCGCACTCTGGTGGAAGTTATGGAGTGGCGAGCTGTCAGTTGAATACTCTTTATTCTTCTTGATTAAAGTTTCCTTAACTCGTTTGAGCTGTGCTTCGATTGATTTATTATATTCTTCTCGTGTCATCGATTATCTCCACTGCCGTGAATTTTATTGCGTTCTCGGCGGTCTTCCAACTTATTAAGATTTGTCGTTGCAATATCTCCAAGTTCAATGCCACTATAATAGGCGATTGCTGAAACATACCATAATACATCACCAAGTTCTTTTTCAAGGTCTACTTGCTCTTCAAAAGTTAGAGGGAAAACAACATCTTTATCTCGGACAAACTTTTTAATTTTCTCAATTACTTCTCCAGTTTCGCCAGCAAGTCCTAACGCTTTCTCGATAAAACCATTATAGCGTTCTTGATAGTCTTCAGGTTCTTTGGCGGTATCAAATTGAATTGCTATTGCTTGGTATTCATCAAAATCCATTATTTACTCCTTATATTATTTCTACCTTATCAATATCTTCCAAAAATTCCAAGACTAAACTCAGAAAAACTTCTCGCTCTTCATCGTGTCTTTCAACTTCCAATCCTCGCATAAAATGTTTATACCACTTATATTCATAATATAATTTATCGAAACACCATAGTTTAAAATATCCGTCTTCTTCTTTATTCCAATCATAGGCTTTAATTTCTATTTTAAACTCTTCACCAGTGATAATCATTTCTGAACCAGTATTTTCAAAAGGACTGTCTTCAATCTCTTTTTGATACTTGTTCCAATATGCGGTTTCGATTTTGTGCCTTATATAAAATAGTATAGCTCTGTCTACTTCATCAGTTTGGATAAAATCATTAGTCATTATTTTCTATCCTTATCTTAAAACTCTGGCATATTATTTATAAACAGTCCTGCTAAACCTAACACAAATAAACCGAATAAAGCTTCAAATTGTCCAAAGGTAAAATCAAATTTAAACAATGCTAAGTATAAAGCGATAATTGTTGGTAATATAAACAATACAGATATTAAGATGTTGATTACAATCTTACTATTATATTTTTTATTATTCATAAAAGGATTTGCCATTTTTTACTCCTTAGTTATATTCGGTTTATAACACATAATTCCGTGCTTCTTATACATCTCATTCACTTGGTCGTCATCATCAAATGCGAAGAGAATATTTTCAAAGCCGATATATTTTCTAATCAAATCTTCCTTGACTTCGTGAGCTGGTCGCCAATCTTTCTCTGGTCGCATAAGAATATCTCCCTCCTCTACCATAATGCTAAAATGTTTTTCTAACCATTCAGCAGTAGCTGTTATACACTTAATATTCCGAGCAGTAATAAATTTAATATCTATCTCAGAGCCCTCTTCATTTGCATATTGTATATTGAACAATATTCTATTTAGATTTAAAATAGGTTTATCTTTCATTATTTCTTCATCAGAGTAGAACTTGTCGTAATTCTTATCTTCTCCTTGAATATAATGAAGTCGATGTGAGCAATCTGCTAAAACACCATCGATGTCAAATACTATGTATTTCATTGCTGACTCACAATCCTTGGTGGTTCTGGTAAGCTCATCCAATAAAAAACTGATGAGTCCATTGTTTTAAAGCCATTACCGTTTTCAAGAATATCCCAAATGTCCATATACACTCTTTTACTTTTATCCGTATAAACGAGAACTCTTTCAAATAGTTCAGGTGTTTTACCACTCCAAATAAATTCAATTCCATATTCATCACGAACAGGTTTCAGAATAACCTTATTCCATTTCATATTTTCCACTCCTTATTTATATCTTCTACAATTATTCCAAAAAGATACCAACTTATACAAGCCATTATCAACCAAAGGATTGAGAAAGTGAACTCAGAATTACAGAGGAAAGAAAGCGAAAGCATAATTGATAATAATATATCTATATATAAAATTACTAAAATATTTGTTTCTAAAATTCTCATTGACCTAATATCCTTATTTCTTTCATCTTATTCTTCATAAATTACATATCCACCTTTAATTTTTACGGCTTCACCTCTAATATCTACATAAGCAGTATCACAGCCACTTATCAGCTTGGTATAGGGATAGTCGTGATTGACTATTTCCCATATTCTACTATCGGCTGAAATGATATGTGTGCCACGAGGTAGTGTGTAAATCTTGATTCTATCGCTCATAAGTCAAATATATTCTCCACTCATCTTGGTGATTTTTGAAACTTTCTTTAATATCATTTCTTGTTTTAAAATAAATTCTATCATCTTGTAAAATAGAAATCCTTATCCAGTCCAATTTTTTAGCAGAAGAGTCCCAAAATCCATAGTATTTATCTTCCGCAATATCTTTCCAATCTGGTTTGAATCCCTTAGTATCTTGCTTGATAATTACTTTCGCTTTTAGATATTCCAGATATTTTTCGGCTTCTTCTTTGGTTTCGAAATAGTTGCCAATAAGCTTATGGTCTTCTACGACATCCTCATTCCATTCATTTTTAGAATATTCGATATCACCTTTGCTATCAATATAGAAATATTCTCTAATTTCTTCAAACCATTCATCGAACATTTCAGAAACATTTTCACCGATTTTGATTGTATAAACTTCTTCATTTCCTTTAAATAGAGTGATATAATCCTTTATTCCTCCACGGTGAAGACCAAATGTTTCACCAGCTTTTGCGAAAGGCAAATCTTTAAGCAATTCGTATCTTTTCATTACTTATTATCTTCCATTTTTATTGCGTAATTCTTCGCAATAACTTTGATAATTTCTACATTTTTACAAAATCTATTTTCTACTTTATTTTCTTCATCTTTTCTTGATTTATCATCTTTTTGTAATGATGTTTTAATCTTTTGAAGAAGCTCATTTATTTCTTTGTTCTTGTAGCCAGTAAATTTCTTTTCGTAATCATCTTCGAACTCGTTATAGACTTCATCATATTCACTATTTTGTTCGATAAGTTTTTCAACTAAATCGAGTGTTTCTAATTTATAAGTATAATAGTAGTCTGGCATTTTCTTCGCTATCTCATATACTGTTGTTGCGAAAATTTCTAATTCTCTATTCATTGTAATTTAGTTCCTTTCTTATGAAACCCATTGTATGAGTTTCATTATTGTTGTTTTTATTATGATTCCATTGTAGCACACCTTAACCGTTTTGTCAATACCTAATTGAAATATTTATCAACATTCTTCTTATATTCTAACAACCATTCTCGGTATTCGGCTTTCTTATCTTCTGGTGTGTGGGGCATTTTTAATTGGCGATTATAATAGTTCGCAAGTGTTTTTAAGCGTATCAACTCATCTTTCCGTTTTTCAGTCATTTCTCGCTTCCAGCGCAGATAAGCTTTAAACTTATCTCGGAAATAATCAGTGTCATATTTACCACCACCAATTTGTTCAGAGAATAAGTTAATCACTTCAAGGTTTGGTCGTACTTGTTTAATGTGATTAAACATTGGTGTTTTAGTTAATCGCTTGAACTTTTCTTTCATCTTCTTATCATCTTTGGCACAAATACCAACTGCTAAAATATGAATAAATTTAGTTGTAATATCGTCAATTAACTCGGTATCAAGTTTAGCAATCGATTTTAATTCGTTCTCAATCGTGTAATCAACCACACTCATCTCCACTGCCATTTTAATATCTTCTGGTTGTTTCTTTTGAGCTAATCCACCACCAGTGGGGAATTTAAAACGGCAATCTGGATTGTCGCAAATCTTGGCTTTCGCATAGTTGAGCGTTTCACATTTAGGGCAAAACTTTAATAGCTCATTCTCTTGTTTCATTTTCATTCGCAGTTCCGCTGAAAGCAATCCACCGTGGATTTTTGTATTGTTTGCGAAATCAATAATTAGCGCTCGTTTATTAGGATTGTTAGGGTCAATCCGCATACAACGCATAAACTGCTGTATATATAATGATAGTGATTTGGTCGGTCTTAACATCAACACACAATCACAGTCTGGCACATCGAAACCCTCACCAAACAAATCAACATTCACGCAAACTTTAATCTGGTTGTTTTTGAATTGTTCAATATAATCATCGACTTGTTGAGCAGATAGCTTGGAGTGAAATGCCTTAGCAACAATTCCTTGATTATTTAATTCTTCAGCAAGTTGTTCCGCCATTTTAATCGAGCTGGTATAAGCAATCGTTTTACGGTCTTCGGCGAGTTCTTTAAAGTTCTCAACCAGTTCTTTAAGCTTATCAGTTTTGAACGCTTCACTAATTGACTTAGAGCTAAACTCACCAGCCACGGTTTTAATCGTGCGATTATCAAAGTATAAAGTCCAGTCCCCAGCTTTGACATCAAAGGGTGATAGATACCCACGGTGAATTAGCTCGTTAATTGAAATAGTGTTAATTACTTCATCGAAGGGGGCAGAACGAAACTGATTGATAGGTTTAGCTAATCGCTCACCAGATAACCGAATCGGTGTCGCAGTGAAACCAATCCGCCGTGCCGTATCAAATTTATTAAACACATTTTGAAAGCTCTTACTCGTAGCGTGGTGCGTTTCATCGATAAAGATGATATCATAGTCATTATTTGAGTTTAAAGCTCGTAGAGGCGAAAGAACATCGCAATTTAGGTTATCATATCGTTTCAAGTGATTATTAAACTGGTCAAGCAGATTATTACGGTGAACAACGAATAAAACCTTTTTACCGTTGCTCGAAAAATAATTCACCAGTTCCGACATAATCAAACTCTTACCACTACCACAAGGTGATACAACCAGTGTATGCTCCTTACTGGCAATCACCTTGTTAAAGGCTTCCTGCTGATAATCACGCAACTTCACGGCGATATTCCTCAAAAACATCATTAGCGATACCTTTATTTTTTAAGAGCTGGTAAATGTTCGCACTTCTCGCACCATTACCTTGATTAGTGTAAATATCACCATCGTGCCAAGTGGTCATTACTTGATTGTTGGAGGTGATTCGAATCCCTGCTTTCTTTTTCGAGCTGAGGTCTTTATATTCAAATTGTCCGTCCGCTAAGATTCGATTAAACTTATAAGTATCAGCAAAATATTTATCAACAAAGTAAGTCATTCCTTTGGCACTTAACCAATCATAGAAACCACCACCAAGATATGTCTTTGTTTCCTGATTAGCTTTTTCAGGTTTAACATCTTGCTCTTTAAGTTCCTTGGCTCGTGGTAGAAACTGTTCAATATTGTTTTTATCAGTGATTGAGCCGTGAATGTAATTAAACTTATAACTTGGAATAAAATACATCAGCTGTTGCGGTTCATAGCTTTTCTTATCAAGGACAATATAGTCTTTGGTTTTAGTCATTTCCGCCATATCTTCGCAGAAAGCTTGGGCGAAATACTTAAAGTTATCTTTGGAGATTTTACCAATCGGAATCAGAATGCGGAATCGGCGGTCATCTTTTTTACTACTATGGGTTTCGTGAAACACAAAGGTCGAGAGATTATTCTTTAAGTATTCAATCACTCGCTTAATAAAGCGTTTCGCAACTTCATCATTGCCTTTCAGTCCATCAATATCAATGGTCAAAGCTGTTCGGTATAAAAGACTTTGAACCTTGCGTGTGCTATCTTTGGACACAAACGCACCGTAGAGTGGCGACTGTGATTTTTCTTTATCACAAAAAAGATAGGAGTAGTTATCAATGGTCATTACTTCACTGGTTTTCTGATATATATCATTAAACACCATAATTTCCATAATAATTTCTCCTATCTTCTTATCTTATTGCCTACTACTTTGTAGTCCTCACTGCGTGAGTTATCGTTTCTTAGTATTATTTAATTGTTTTTGATACTGTTCTGCCAACTCTTTATTTAGTTCAACTAATTTCACTTCCGCAACCATTGAGATATTATCGAACGACCTATCTTTGGCTTGAATATTTAACTCTAATTGTTTATCAATCAATTGACCGTATGTCTTTACTTCTTTAAAGATTTCATCGACTCGTGCGATAATATGTTTATTCTTTTTAAGCTTGCTAAACTCAGTGCTATATGTATCAGCGATTTCTTGTCTAAGGGTTTCAGCTGATAACTCTTGAAGTTTCTCTTCGAATTTCTTATCTTGCTTTTGGATTGCTTCATAAGCTAATGCCAAAGGTTTCACATAGTCAAGGAAATATTGGTCATATGTCGCTTGAACTTTAACCGTTTCAGTTTCAACCTTATCATCGAAGAATCCTTTGGTATAAGCAACTTTGAGCAATCGGTCAATCGTTTCTTGAACCAGTTCAACTACTTGAAGCTCTCGCTCAACCGTGTCGGCTTTCTTATAAACTGCCAGAGTGTTTTTAGCTGGTAGAATCTCAACCTTTTTGCCAAAAACGGTTTCAGCTAAATTATTTACAGCTTTAATCAATTGCTTTACGAAGTTAAGTTTCTTCTCTTCTTTCTTTGTCATTTCTTATTTCTCCTTGCGACTTTCGCATTATCTTTACCACGGTTTTTAGCACGGCTCTCAATTTTATAACCAACCTTTTTAGGGTTCGATGAGTTAATCAACATTGAAGTATGTCCGACATCTTTCCCTTTTAAAGCACTTGCTCCGTGTTTCTTAATCATTTCTCGGCGAGCTTTGTTGCGTGCCACACGGTTGGCTACTTGCTTAGGCGATTTCTGGTAAGCTTTATCATAACTATAATCTCGCCCAGTTGATTTATTGTATGGTTTCCGTTTTACGGTCATTTATATCTCCCTTATCTTTCTTGCAAGCACCACAAGTGTCGTATTCTTCACCAAATAGTGCCACTAATATTTCGGTAATGCTTTGGATATATGTTTCATTCGCACCAGTCTTGAACACTTCCTGAGCAATCACCCTTGCTGTTGCTAAATGTTTGAACAAACACCACTGCTCTTCTTTGAGATTCAACTTCTTCATTATATCAGTTCGTGTTTTATCAAGCATATACGCAACAGGTAGTAGCTCTTTCTTTGTTTCTGGCTTGGTAATGATATTCTCCAACAAATGGTCTGTCGCACAAACCAGATTGCCAACTAATAGCATTGTATCTTTATCACCAGTGCTTCCTTTATATTCTATTTCCATACTACAATTATACCATTTTTTTCAAGGTGATATAATATTCTCCGTGCTTTTTTTGAAAGTGGATAGCGGGCGGTTGACATATCCACATTGATTTTTTTAATCCGCCCTTTATCACAGTATTTAATTAGCTTATTGAAGTCCTTACCAGTTTCCAAGTAAAACTTCATAAAATCTATCTCCACCGCAATTATAACTCTCTCAAACTTATTTATCTAAAATATCTTTTTCTTGAAGCGTAAGCAATTTAACTTCGGCTTCAATACCTAATGCTTCCAACTTTTTAAGGTCTAATTCAACATACTTATTGTTGGTGTAGAGCATTGGGTTGGTCATTGTTAGATGAACATCATTGTCGCCAAAGATATAGCGCAAGAATAAACTACTGTTTTTAATTTGAATTGCTTTATACATATTATTTTACCTTTAAGCTTGGTTTATAACTAACCGTGCTTTCCTTAATATATTTTTGATATAATTCTGGGTTATCACTTTCGAACGCCTTGCTATTAAAGCTCTTTCGTGTGCTGGTGCGTTCTGCTGTGTAAACATAACTATTACCATTAACTTCAAAAGTTTCGTTCTCGTGATATTTACCAATAAAATGTTCCAGAATCTCTTTCTTACGAGTCGCAAGGTTCTTTTCCATTTCTTCCAACTCTTTAAACTCAACAAGCAAATCTTCATCTTCGCTTTCAGTGGTTCGCTCTTGTCGGTCGCCGTGTTTAGCAAAAGCGTTATCGATTAGCTTAATTCGGCGTTGAACTTCATCAATTAAATCAGTCTTTTTATCAAACTGTGGCATAAACAGCTCGTCAGTTTTAACATCAATATGACTAATGTGGTATGCGAGTTCCTTAGCGATAAACTCTTCGATTTCAGTCTGTCGTTCAGACATTTCTTTAACAGTCCAATTATTAAAAGGCTTGTCGAGCAATATCATTGGTCGCTTAAAGATAAAGATTTTAGCAGTATGATATTCCTTTAACATCATATAGTAGCCAACTTGGATACGATAATCTTCAATCTTTTTAGCTAAGGCACTTGGGTCGCCATAATAATTCTCACCAAGAGTCTTGATTTCAATTACTTCTTCACGAATGGTATTATCACCGTCCAAGTTGCCACGGTAGCCAAGCTTACCCTCTCTCTCTATGATAGTGGTTGAGGGTTCAATACTCTCACCCTCATAAAAGTTCTCACTCACATAAGCCCGAATCAACGGTTCAGCGATATTACCAAACTCGGTGTAAATGCTGGTAAAGTCTTTCTGCTCGTGGGTCTTCTCAAAGATTAACCGTTCAGCGCTGGTTGGGTTATTAACCTTTGGCAAATCTGAACCACCGATATATTTATCACGGTCATCTTTAACGCTATCTTTAACGGTGTTCATTTCGAACAATGCCATATTAAATCTCCTCGTATCGCATATCTGCTGGTTTAATAATATTCACTGAGATATGTTTTTTATTGGTTTTAATCTGATTGACTTCAATCTTCATAAACTCTGTCCTTTCGTTTAATTTTATTGTTGATATGGTTTAAATAGCTAATCCAATCAATCTGATTATCATTACTTATTATTGTTGTTTCGCTATTGTATTTTCATTATAGCACACCTTGTTTAAAAAGTCAATACTTTTTACGAACTTTTAGAAAGACTTTCGTTAATTTCTGGAATAGAATCCTAACTTCATTTGTCCATCTCTGGTTTGAGCAATGCTCAAAGTATTCTTATCAAAGGTATAATAAGCTTTCAAATAGTCGAACGGTGAAGTCTTCCACTTACCAACCTTTTGTGCAATATAACTGAGTGGCACACTGATTGTATTATCACCAGTTATCTCACAGTAGCTCTTGACATACATTCCCAACATATACACCAAATAATCCACTTCATCTTTATCACCACTACTCTTTTCAACCTCTGGCATTTGCTCTACCAGTATCTGTTGAATATCTTTGATATAATTATTAACCGTGTCGCTATAAGCTCGATAGGTGTAATTAGTATCATTAACTTGTAATGTATCAGGTAGTGGGTCAAATGGGCTATCTGGGGCGTTTAATTCAATCTCACCGTTATTTATTCGCATTAGTATTCCTTGTTTTTCTTGTTCAATTTGTTCTTGTTCATTAAATGATTGTTCTGGTTCAACATCTAATTCAATTGGGGGTTCTTCTAACTCTTTCTCAATCGGCGTTGGTTCTGATTCTGGCTCTGGGGTTGGTGCTGGTTTTAAATCTTCAAGAGTTGTCGGTTTATTATCTTCGTCATAATCAATCACCGTGTCCAGCTCTGGTTCTTCAACAAATAACCCTTTCTCTTTCTTCCATTCTAACTCAGTTGGTGTATCATTGATACCAGAAAAGTTCATTGGTTTGAGCTTATTCAAATCAACTACAAAGCGTTTATAATCTTTACCGTTAAGTTTTACTCGCCCATCAAAATTAACTGCCTTTAAAGTAGCGTTATCTAACGCTTCGGTTAAATAACCCACAAAGTTCTGCCACGAATTGAATTGATATTCACCACTGGCAAAGTGTCCACGGTAGCCAGTTAGTTTATTGCCACCGACCAACGAGCCAGCAACTTCGGCGAACATTTCTTTAAAGAAAGTCTTGGTGCAACTGGCAATGTTATGCTTGGAAATGTTCCATTCATTAGCAGTTTCAGGTTGATTCATACTATCCACAGCAGTATAAAAGTTTTGAAGAATGATATTATTGTTCCCCATTAACTTATCAAATTGTTCTTGGAAGTGAACATCAATCCACTTGCGCTTTTCATACTGGTCGAAACCAAAGCTAAAAGCCCACCTCACAAAGCCACCAAGGAACTCTGGGTCGTTTAAAAGGGTTTCGACATCAGAATTGCCACGCTCTTTAAATTTAAGCGTAAATTCAATACCATAAAAGCGTTCTCGCAGTGCGTTGCTCATTTCACGAAAGCGTGGAATGTGGTTCGAAGAAATCATTACATTACCACGGAAGCTAACCGATTTTTCCTGGGTCTGATATTTACCAATCGCTGTCGCATCGGTTTCACGCATAGACTTCAAAAACTTAACTTCTTCATCAGAATATGTTCCTCTGGCACGCTCAAAGAGGTTATTCAAAAGCCTCGGGCTGGCGTTAATCTTAACTTGGTCTGTCGTGATAGTGCTGGGGTCTAAACTCCCAGCCATCACCGCACTCGGACTTTTATCATCAACCCCACTGTTAATCACATTGATGAGCGCTGTTGTGAAAGCCGATTTACCTTTACCACCACCAACACCATCATCATCTTCAAACAGAAAGAACGCTCCAAATGGTGAACGGTTCTTACCAATCTTATAGCGAGCGAAACAGCTATAAGCCATATAAGCCAATTCCAACTCCAAGAATGGTCGCTCACGGTGCTGGTCAAGCTCAGTATGAACATTTGGGTTTTTAGTGGTGTAGTTGTTAATAAACTGTTGAACAGAAGTAGGAATTGTATCAGGAATCACAAGGTCGGAATTAACCACAAAATCACCCTCGTGGAGTTCGTGTTCGGTGTTTGAAACCAATTGTCCATTAACCACTGCACAGTTGGCGAACTTCATTACTTCCGTTGGTGTAGTCATTGGAGCGTGAATCTTGAAGTTATCAATCAGCTGGTCAATCTTGCGAGCAGTTTGATTCTCAAAGCCTTGGAGCTTTCCAATGTAGGTCTTTAATAAGTCAATGTCGTTGTTATATTTATTTTGAAACGGTATCTGGTAAATATAAAACGCTTGCGTAGTTGTCTGTCGCAGATTAAACAAGTGAAGCAAAAACTTAGTGCTTGGCACTTCTGAGTGGTAAGTCTTGCTAAACTTAGCAGTGATTTCTTTCTGCAACTCGTTCAATTCTTCAATCAACTCTTTACGGTCAAGAGTGGGGTGTTCAGCTAAAAACTGCTCAATCCGTTTACGCTTATCAGTTGCGTTAAGTTGGTAGATTGTTTTAAAGCTCAGCTCAAAGGGGTCTTTGTCTTGGGGTAGTGGGAGCAGTGAAAGTGTTGAGAGATTGAGAAAGTAAAGCCTCAGCGTGTCTTCGCAATGCTTTTGGAGCTGTTCGAGGGAGCTATGAATTTGAGGGTCTTTGAGAAAGGGAGCTAATTCAAAGAAATTCTCAATCCGTTTCACCAGTTGCTCAATCCGTTTCACCGGTTGAGGTGGTGTCGTTAGCTGGTATTGTTTGTTCTTAATTGTCTTATCTATTGTTATATTTTCCATTTCTTCCACCTTTAATGGTTGGTTCAGGTTAGGTTTCTATTAAGGTTTAGGTTTTATAAATTCTATTATAGCACTCCCAGTTGGTAAAAATCAAGTGGGAATGGAATTAAATTTCTTTGATTGGTTGCTTAGTGAAGCTGGTGCGAATTACAAATCCAGAATGGTTGTATTCATCAAGCAAATCAATTAGCGACACCAGATGTTCTCTACGGATTGCGTATACACCAGTGATTGGTTTAAGAGCAATGCGTGCGTTGTAATAGTTCATAAAATAGAAACCGTTAGGAGTGCTGGTTAAATCTTGGGAATATTGAAAGCCAGCCAGCTTGCTTTCACGAAACAGTAGGTTGATAGTGTAGGACGGCTCGTGTTCGGTTTCTTTATCAGCGAACGCAAGGAAATCAACCAGCTGTTTATAAATCGTTGGGAACACAGTATAGCGTGATTGGTGAGTGCGATTGAAGATATGCGAAATCAGCTCAGCAAAACCACCAGTGGGTTGATTTAACAGCTGTTGGAGTGCTGGGGTTGGTTCTTGAAGGAAATAATAATCACCAAAGCGAAATGGTTTATGCTTTAATGTTTGGTAAGCCTCAGGGATTTGAGGGTTAGGGTTTGTGATAAGGGGGTTAGTTGGGTTAATTTCATTTGTATTCATAGACTCAGTATAGCACAGTAAAATTAAAAAGTCAATAGGAATATAAAAGGAATTGGAGATTGCTTGAAATGATATGTAAAATGTGTTGTAAAAAACGCAAAAAACATATTTTTCAAAAAGCGAACAAAAGTTTTGAAAAAAGATTATTATACCATATTTTAAAAATAAAAAAAGCTACTATAACATATAAAAGGTAGTCCTGTCAAAAGACTACCTTTCCCCCACTACTGTTAAGTCGATATGTTATAATATGTTTTTTTATTTGGGGGTTATTATACAATGTTTTTGTTTTCTGTCAAAGTGGGCAAAAAGCGAACAAAAGTGCTTTTTTGGGCAAAAATGGTGGAAAATGACCATAAAGTGGTGATTTTGTCAAATAAAAAAACATATTATACAATATAAAAGGTAGTCCTGTCAAAAGACTACCTTTTGGAAATAACAGTAGTAAAAAGGTAGGCGGTGATTGGGACTACCTTAGGACTACCTTTTGGGTTCATAGTGCTTATGGTTGGCAAAAAGTAGGAAAAGGTAGTCCCAAGTTAGGACTACCTTTAGGACTACCTTTTTATACAAGGTACTATGTTATACAAGGTACTGGATTTTGGGTTCAAGGAGCAGGGTTTGACCTCTGTTAAATGACCCAGATTTGACAAATAGGAAAAATGTGTTTTAAGGCTTGATTTGCGTTTTAGAGAAAAAGGTAGTCCTAAAAAAGGCAATATTGGATTTACATACGGATACTCGATTTTTTGAATAATTGTAAAATAGTTTATAGAGGTGGGAGAAAAAGAGGATAGTTGTATTGGTTGAACATTCCTGAATTGGGACTACCTTTTGCAAAGTTGGTTATTTTTCAGCTGTTTCCGCCAATTTTTCGTTTTTCTTTTTGCTTTCGCTCATTTGGACAAGCTGGTTCTGGAACATTTGATTTTTACCAACGCTTTGCTTGGTTCACTGGACGGCAAAATTAGCATAAGCATTATATAAAAAATGTCAAGTGCGTTCCGCATTTTTTTTATTTTATATATTTTTCTATGCTCAACTCTATTCCCAATTCTAAAACGCTTAATTCGCTTGACATTTGATTTTAATCTTCAACTTGATTTAATTATCATTTACTCTAAAATATCTTTATGTCGCACAATATGTGGAAGCTCCTTGCAGTCGCTTCCACCCCCACTGATACATTCCTACTCTCTGATTTTTTAAATTTTTATTTTTTTATTTTTGTAGTGATGATAGTGATTGCTGTTTATATATTGCTCATACTGATGTTGCTGTGGTGTTGCCAAATGATACCAAACCAAACTAAAAGCATAACAGCTATAATTAACTGCTATGCTTTGATTATTCTTATTCTTCCCTTAGTGTCCCGTAATTTGTTCCTGTTTCTTCATCATATTCCCAGCGATATCCACTTGCCCAACCATACTTTTCGGTTGCCCAAAGCTCTCCACCTGTGCTTAGTATATGTGCTTTGAGTCGCTCTACCTTTTTTTTCTGCTTCTGCCAAATCAACGCAAAATTCTTCCACGCAAGGGTAAACATCGTTAAAAACACTTGTAAATATTGATACCTTGCCAAACTCTTCAAGCTTATTCACTCCTGTTAAATATGTTCTAACATTGAAAGACCAAATCTCTTTATTTTTAATCATCAACTTACAGTGTTGCACTGTGTATATATAATTTCTGTCATACATATCTTTATCTCCTTTATTTATCTTCTTTAACTACATTTGCTCCAAGTTTTTCATCATATTTCCAGTCAGAAGCCCAAAGCACCGAGTGGCTTTTAACAAGGTCGCCGTTTATTTCGCTCTGTTTCTTTAACTCTTCAAGTCTTTTTCTCGCTCCACTTGGTGTAAAGAAATACTCGCAGTTATATGGTCTTGCTCCGAACACTGTTAAATTTGAAAAATATAATAAATCTTCACCCTCTTTAATAATATCACCCAACCAATACGCCACTTTGGTTTTGCCGTCGATATTGAGTTTAAAAGTTTTTACCGTGTAAATATTTTTAACCATTGCTTTCTCCTCTCTTTCGAGCCTCACTTCGTGAGTTATGGTTTTTAGTTATATGATATAATCTTGTTGTTTGATTATACTTTAATTATAGCACAGCTATTTTAAAAAGTCAATACATTTTATAAACTTTTTTTAGACTTTTTCATACTTTTTTAGTTTTCCACAGACTTTTCCACAGCTTTAAAAAGTTTTCCACAGCCCTTAAACCTTGCGAAGATTTCCATATTTTTACCAATTTTTATTTTTTTATTTTATTTTTTTCAGCGTTTGGTGATAGTGATTATAATCAAAAACCACCGTGGCGGTGGTGGTGATGTCGAGTGATACCCAAGCAGAAAAAAATTTTTTAACAATCTATAATCACTATACGAAAAACATTTCAAGAAAAAGCAATAGTTTTGTTATAGATTAAAAAAATAATAAGGTTCAAGCATAGTTAAGCTATACCATTTTAGTATGTTATAAAGAATTGTCTTCGTATAGTGATTATAGATTGTTAAGGTTCAGGGCAAGGGGCTTGTCACCCCTTATTTTATCTTTTAACTGTTTTATATAATTCTCGCTCTTGATATAAACCAATCTCATAACCAGTATAAACATATTCTTTATAATCTAATACTTCATCATCTGTTTTATTAAGGCTAAACCATAAACGAAAATCTAAACCATATTCACTTGTTAGCTTATCTGTTTCATCTTTTAGTCTATCAGTAATTATCTTATCAGCATATTCAATTGCTCTATCTAAACCAGCGTCTATTGTATAAATTCGCTCTTTAAAGTTATCATAATACTCTTCAATCTCATCAAACCTAATCTGTTTAATTTCGTAAGGGTAATGGTCGTTGCTGAAAAATATATAAACATATTCAGGTTTCTCAGTTAACATTCGTTTGTGGTATAGGTTATAAATGTTTTCATTCACTTCATTATTCACTTGTTCCATTGTTCTATCTCCATTGAGGGGGCTTGTTATTCGCCCCCTTTAATTTAATTATTTTCTTCTAATGCGTTCAAAGTATTATAGTAAGTATTTGTGTTATTAAAATATTGATATATATCTCTAAACTCTTCTAAATCTTCATCATTATTTAAATCTAAGTTATCTATATATAACTGTAAGGCTTTTGGTTGTAAAGTGTCTGAGTTAATATATCCGTCTATTGTCTCCATTTGAATCTCCTTTTCCACTAATTCTAACATTAAAGGTATATCAATTTTTTTGAAAACATCGTTTGAGTAGCCAAAACTATAAACTCTCTTTTCTTGTAATTCTTTTAGCTGAGCTTGTGTAGCTATTTTAACATTATCATTCATTTTTTTTAAATCCTTTCTTTAATATAATCAGCAATTGATTGTATCTTATTCCTTAAAATTTCTTTTTTCAACTCTTTAATTTTCTTTTTTAATTCAGCGTTAGTGTCTTTTTTAGTAGCTGTTTTTCGTTGTGATTTATAAGTTTTTTGTTTATACATAAGTGTAATTCCTTTTTAATTTATTCTTTAATCTTGATATGGTGGGGGCTTTTTATCGCCCCCTTGTTTTTAGCGGTAAAAATACCACGCATTTCCGTCTTCAAATTTTTCAGTGATATCTGTCCATTCCCATTCTTTTAAAGTGTTTTTACTTATTCTTTTTTCAATAAATTTATCTGTTAGAGGTTTTGTATCATATTCACCTCTGATGTAAAGTGTTAAATCAGAGCGTAATCCACGCCCACTCATTAAGCGTAAGACTACAAATTTTGGCGTTTCTTTTACTACTTCATAAATATTCGCATATTCAAAACCATCATAAGCTGGTTGCTATTGTTTAAAAATTTTATTCAACATCTTATCTTTCTCCGTTTAATTTAATCTGATATGGTTAGTGGCGTTTTTTATTCGCCCCTAATTTTATTTTTTTTATTGATAAATTTCTAATAATTCATCATAAAGCCCAGCGACTTCAATAGGCTCTTCATCAGTCTCAAAAGCCCACGCCCCAAAAAGTTTGGCTTCGTCTTCATCAATTTTCAACCAAATATTTGGACCACCAATAGCTACTACTAACTCAAAACTAATTTTTTCATAGCCTGAATTATAACTTTTTTCGGTTATTTTTTTTACTTCTAAAACATCATCAAAATCTATTCCATTTTCTTCGATGTCTTCTTTTTTGCTTAATATAGCTTGTGTTATATCTTTTGGCATTTTTAAAATACCCTTTCTGCGGTTTCATTTCCGCTCTTATTTTTTTAATCTATAACCAAGATTTTTTTTGCTTTCATCTTGATTGTAATACCATTATATCACAGCCGATTGAAAAAGTCAAGAGTTTTTTAAACTTTTTTAATTATTTTAGAATTTTAAAGGCTTTTTATCTGTTAAATTATTTTTATAATAGCCCCAAAATAGTAAAAAGTTTTTTTTATGCTTTAAGTGTTAGCGTATTTTGTTAGGCTTTTTCGCTTATCATTTTACTTATAGAATAGCCCGCAAGGTTTAAAGCTTTATTAACTTTATTTTAGCCGTGTTTTTAATAGTTCAATCAATCAAAAGCTTTATGCTTTAACTTGATTATGATACTATTATAGCATATCAAAACAAAAAAAGCAAGGGTTTTTTACACTTTTTTAAAGAAAATTAAAGAAAATTAAAGAAAAAAAGGGGGTTTTCAACAGAATTGTGGAAAACTTTAAGGGTTTAATAATTAAGCGAACAAAAAGCGAACACATAACGCTTATACTTAAAGGCATAAAGCAAAAAAAATCGAGGGGGCAGAGACTCCAGACACATCTTACAGTAATGCTCAGCAACGATGAACGCAGTTAAGAGTGAGAGAGGGGGTATTACCCCTCGATATGTTTTTAATCGTATACAAAATAAAATTTACCTTACCGTATATTTTTGTGGTGGAGTAAATTAAAAAGCACTGGGCTGGTATAAAAATAAAATGATAGTGCTGTGCCAATCTCCCTTATTCTAAATCATAGAACTAAAATAATCCTTATTCTAAAATCCCCCTCTGTATATAATTAACTAAAAATGTTATAATATAAGTATGAGTAAACAACTTGCGAAAACCAATATGCCAACTGATGACCAGATTCAAACTTATGCGGAGCTGGTTCTTTCTGGTGATTTACAACCTGAGCAGTGTTTCAAGCGAGCTTTCGGCTTTGTCCCATCAGTCGAACAGCTGAGAGAGGTGGAGGCGAATGCCAAGTATCGAGAACGGATTGATAGCGTGCTGATAACGCTCCAAGCTCAATTAAAAGCTAACTCGATTGCACTGGCTCACGAAGCTGTTATCTCAGTTGGGAAATCACTTCAACACACTGGGAAGTTAATTGAAGAGTTGCTCCAAGACCCCAATATGAAAATTAGTCATTATGTGGCTTTGGTCAATACCCAGATTAAGACATTCCAAGCTGTGAAAGATGAATTAACTAAGGCAGAATTGGCGCTCAACCAACAGACGGACGATGACAAAGATATGTGGGACGAAATCTTTAATAATTAAGAAACCCTAACACGAAAGGAATAATAACCAAATGAATGATTTAAACATTGTAGCAATCACCTGTAATTGTGGTAATGCTAAATATTATCTGGAACGGAAAGTCCAACTGTTGTTAGAAGAATATCACAAACGCAACTTCCCAGACCAACAGCAACCAAGTTTCTACCGTATCTACTGGGAACATCGAAGAATCTATGAGCTACGGCAAAGCCCCTCACTTCAAGAATTAGCCAAAGACTGTGGAGTGCTGGACTTCTTACAACGCCCCTCAGCTGGTTCGGATAAAGTCTTTGTCTTTCCAGAAATTAAGAAGTATATTGATATGACCCAAGATATTGAAACCATTCTGGAAACGAAACAGGCTGAAATGGAATACTTATATAAACAAGCTGAACCAATCTTTTAAAGGAGAAATTATGAAAGAATTTGATTATAAAATTATAAAAGAGTTAGCCGATAAAGCAATCGAACCTTATCTAATATCAATCGAGCAAGCACTTCAATCGCCACTTAGTCAGAACCTTACAAGAGAACAACAAGCTCAAATGGTTGAACAGATGTTCACTCGTTCATTACGATTGGTCAACTTTGCTTTTTTTAAAGAAGTTAATAGCTATATTGACAAACTTGTTCAAGCTGATGTTGAAAAAGAAAAGAAACTTCAATCCAAGAAAGAGAAAAGCTCAATCTCAACCACTCCTAAAAAAGCCGAACCCAATAAAAAACTAACTCTCAAAGAACTACGAGAACGAAGAAATAAAACTAACGAGGAATAATAACCGTGGCAAAGCTGGTTAAGAATACAATTCGGAGACCACCGCTCACTAAGGAAGAAACGCTGAAAGCGTTAAATGACTTTGGGTATTTCTGTGAAAGGTGTTTGAGTATTTATGATAAGAATGGTAAGATTGTGCCGCTCAGGCTGAATAAAGCACAAACCATTTTTGCTAATCTGCTACTTAAATATGTTTTCGCTCCAAGACCAAAGCCAATCACCTTGGTGATTTTGAAAGCACGGCAGATGGGATATACGACCGTGCTTTTAGCCTTGGAGTTGTATATCTTGATTAAGTTTAATAACAAAGAGTATGCTTCTTTGAATATGAAACACTTTCTCCATCTGGGAAGTATTGTCGAAGAAATCACCAGTGATAAGATGTTGCCAATGATTGAAATGCTCCACCCAACTTTCTTTGGGGAGTTTCAGTTTAATAAGAGCGAACGGAAGATTCGTTGTATCGGCTTTAAGGGGCAGAAACGCAATAATACAGTGCGGTATCACACAGCGATGAGTGGTGAGAGTGGTCGTGGTGGAACCGCTCAGGCGATAATCCTCGATGAGGTAGCGTTTTATCGCAATGTTGGAATCATTGAGAAAGGTGCGGTTTCCTCTGTGCCGAATAATGGTTTGTCAATGTTGGTGTATGTCTCAACTGCGAACGGAATCAATGAGTTTTATGACCGTGTGGTTGAGGCACAGAATAATCCAGAAATGGAGTTTCTCTTCTTGCCTTGGTTCTTAATGGAAGAGTATATTGCGAAGCCCTCCAAAGATTTTGCTAAAACCTTGACTAAGTATGAGCAAGACATCTTGAAAGAAATGGAAAAATGGGAGATTCCAGAACACTTACGGCTACCGAAGTTAGCGTGGTATCGCAATCACTTGATTACGAAAAAAGGAAATGACCTTTCGGCAATGCGACAAGAGTTTCCAAGCAACTGGCAAGAGCCATTTGTTTCCAGCGATAGCCCAGTTTTCTCGACATCGTTGCTACTGGAAGAAATGAAAAAAGAAAAGATTGAGCCAATCGGTTATGCGACTTACACCCCAGAGGGCAAGATTGTCAATGGTAATGAATGGGACATTGCGATTTATAATAAGCCAATCCTTGGTCGCAAATATGAAATGGTCATTGACCCAGCGTTTGGTGGGGAAGAAGCCGATAACACTTCGGTGCGAGTGTTAGATAAAATCACCCTCGAAGACCAAGCTGTATATGTATCGAAGAATGAACCAGAGGATATTGCTGAAATGGCATACGCTTTGGGGAAGTATTATAACACAGCTCGAATCAATGTTGAGAATAACCGAGGTGAGCTACTGATAACACTGCTCCGTAATCGTGGTTATAGTAATTTCTATTTCGATGCGAAGCGTTATAATCGCAACAATCCATACAAAGCAGTTGGCACGAAGATGACTGTGTCAAGTAAAGCTAAGGGTATTGAACGCTTGAAGAGTCTAATGAATTTGGGCAAGTATATGCCGAAAGATGAAGAAACACTCCAAGAGTTGCTCCATTTTAACTATGTTGGAAAAGGGGCGAGCCGTAAAGCCCAAGCGTGTGGTAATAAGCCAGATGGCACACCGTATCACGATGACCTTGTAATGGGGCTGGTCAACTGGGCTTTGACCTTGCCAGATAATCTGTTTAAGAATATTGAAAAATAGCATAAAATCCTGAAAAATAGTATAATATAAGTAGAACAGTTTTAATGTTCTACGCGTATAATATTAAAATAAAAAGGAATACTTAAACAATGACTTACATAGACCCAAATGCGGAATATGGTTATGTATTACAGTGGATTGAAGAAAGCAAAAAGGCGCTTCTTCCACGAATCAAACAGGCTGGTCGGAATCAGTCAGCATATAATCATATCCCCAGTCGGAATACCTATCGTGATTTGGCTCAAAAGTTCGATGTCAAGCAAGCACTCCAAAGGGGTGTTTCGCAGGAAACGATTGACAGTATCAAGTGTGCTGGCGAGCTGATTCCAGATGGGAAGAGTGATATTGTCTTTAAGGCAGTGGAAACAAATGTCAACCAGTTATCTGGTGGGATTGGTCAATTCGAAACTCAGATTCTGGACAAGACCCAAGTGTTAGATACGAATCTGGAACAGATGTTAGCTTTGGCTGATGAGCAGATTTATTATATGTATGGCTTGGATAAGCTCCGAGATACTTCGGTGCGAGAGCTGATGTTGTATGGTGCAACCTATTACTATCCAACCTTTAATAAACAGACTAAGGATATTGAAGTTGAGTTAATTTCGCTCAGCAATATTATTCTTGACCCAATTCGTTATCGCCGAACATCGCCACGCTACATTGGCTTTCATAAAATGATTTCTTGGCAAGACCTTGAAAAAGAGGTTGAGTTTAAGAATGGCTTTATGAAGACAATCAATGAGGCGAAGATTCACGCTAAAAATATTCAGGACTTAATGAATAATCCGAATATCAAAAGCAGTATGTTTAACGAACAAGAAGTTCGCAGTATGAACCAGATTATCAGTAGCTGTTATATTGGTGAGAAATATACTTCGAACGCTTTCACCCCAGAGGGTAAAGAAAAACAGAAATATCAAGGCGAAGATGTTGAGATTAGCTACATCTGGGACTTGACTACTGGTGATAGATTTACAGTCGTGAACCGAAAGTTTATCATTGATAAAACTGATAAAGACCTCGAAGTAGCAACCAAAGTGGAAACCGAAACCGCTTATGAAGTGATTCCTACTGAACTACTTAAACGGATTAAATCACCAATCATTGAAATTCCATATAAGATTGTGCCAAATTATCCATACCCAATTACACCACTGGATATGTATATGGACGACTTCGACGAGCTGTGTTCGATTATGAGCTTGAAAAAGCATAATGAAAGCATTGCTGGAACAATGACCCCATATGGTTCAGAATACGACTTGGCACTACTTACAACCAGTGCGAACATTTCTGGTGTAGGTGTATCTGGTATGGACGGCACGGTTGGTTTCTTGAACAAGCAATACGACCCATCATTCCTTGATAGCCGTATCCAAGAACGAGAGCAACGCATTAAAGAGGCAATGAACGCTTACTCCCAGATTGATATGGCAATGATGATTGGCGACCGAGCCAGTGCCAAGGAAGTTTCAGCCAACCAAGGAGCAGTGGCTTCTGGACATAACGCTTTGATTCACAACTTGGAAATTGGCTTTGCGGAAATTATTCGAGTAGTGAATCTGTTGTTAGTTAAATATAATAGTGATAAAACGATTAAGGTTCAGCTTGATGGCGAACTCGAAACAGTTCCAGTTGAGAAGTTAGCGTTGGACGCTGTGCTAAATGTTCGCTTGAAATCAGAGATTGAACAAGAACGACAGCAGAAAGCACTAATGGCGAGCCAGTTGTTGAATATCGGTGTTAATAACCAATATATCAATCAAGAGGTATTCGTGCCGAAGATGTTGTCAATTGCCTTTGGAAATCTCTTCACACGAGCTGAAATCAAAGAAATGATAACTACACCAATCAATCAGCAAGCACTGGATACAGCTCAATTACAAGCTCAAAACCACGCTAAGGAATTACAGCTTGAACAAGATGTGGTCAGTCAATATCCAAATGAGCGAATCAGTAATATGTTGAACGCTTATATGACCCCAGAAGATGTGGCTCAATTCCAAGCTGAAAATCAGCAGTTGGCAGAGAGTGGTCAAACCACACCAACAACTGAGGATTATCTGAACTATTTGAATGGTGATATGACCCAAGCGGAAGCTCAGAATAACCCATACGATACAACTGGTGGTTCGGCAGAGCAACAAATTCCAGAATATAAACAAGACCCAGCGACCGTTGATAACAGTAATGAAACGAAAATCTTGAAGAATATTGGTGATGAGGCAGTTCCTAATACCCAAGGGCTTGACCCAGCCAGTGCAGGTTCAATAACGAATGGAGATTTAAATGTTTAATAATGAAATGTTGAGAGCGCTTAGAGCCAGCAATACTGATAAAGAGATTTTGATAGGTTTGGTAAATGATGTAGTTAATCATACACGAACTGCTCAAACCGCACTTCAAGGTGGCAAGACCGAGTATGCTTTAAGCAAGCTCGGTCAAATCTCCACCAGTGTGGAAATACTTCAAGTAATGGTTCGTGGTTTGAATGATGGTTTTAAAATGGATAGAAAGGAAGAAGAAAATGGCGAATTGCGTTAATGAAGAATGCCTAAGGCGACAGCAATGTCAATGTGATGAACCGCAAAAAATGCCACTCTATGAAGTTAAAAGTGGTAGCGATTTAATCACCGTTGACCAGTCAACTGGAACGACCGCAGTTATTTCAGAAACACCGAAGTTGGCACGAGCAGTTGAGAAAATTGAAGAGTTCGATAAAGACCGTGTAATGGATACATTGCGAGATAATACGAAAACGAACGCTTTACAGAATGAAGAGTTGGCACTACATCAAGAAGTAATCCAACGATTGTTTCGCGATAAGGTTAGTCGAATTGCTGGTAAAGGTTTAAGCTCAAACGACTTCACAAATGAAGACAGCGCTAAATTGGCAGATATTGAAAGTGGTGCTCAACGCAACCGTGTCAATAGCGTTAATGGTTTAGAGGGTGATGTTCGAATCACTTTGGAGGGATTAGGATTTAATCCACACGAATTTGTTCGACCAGACCAAACTTACAGTCGAGAAGAAATCGAACACTTGATTGATAGCGTGAACACGGCAGAGTTCCGTGGGGTTTATAGCTCGGTTCAAGAAATTCCACAACCATATGACAGCAACGACTTCTACTTGGTTGGAGCAAGTGAACCTTATGAAATCCACGCATTAGTCGGTGGACAGCTTCGCAAGATTGGTTCAACCAGTGTTGACTTATCTGGTTATTTAACCCGAGAGACATACTATACTGACATTGGCACTTTTGTTCGAAAAGAAGATGGTAGAGGGCTATCAAGCAATGACTTTACGACCGAACTCAAAGATAAGTTGGAAAGCTTGCGACACGGAACAGATGGTCGAGATGGTAAATCAGCTTATGAAATCGCACGAGAGAATGGCTTTACTGGCACGAAAGAAGAGTGGCTGGAAAGTCTAAAAGGACAAAAAGGCGACAAGGGTGAAAAAGGAATCGATGGTCAACGAGGTGAGCAAGGACTTCAAGGTGTTGGAATTAAAAACATTCAAACGCTGGAAAGCGGTAGCTTACGAATAACTTTGACTAATGACCAAATTTTTGAAACGACTTCACTTAAAGGTGAGCGTGGAGAAAAAGGTGAAAAGGGTAATGATGGTCTTCAAGGAGCAACTGGTGCGACAGGAGCAGATGGTAAATCGGCTTATCAAGTCGCCTTAGATTTAGGCTTTACTGGTTCGCAAGAACAGTGGTTAAACTCTTTACACGGTATGCGTGGAGAACAAGGTCGTCAAGGAGACAGAGGTGAAAAAGGAGAAAACGGTAAGCAAGTAGTTATCGTTTCCAATACCGAACCGACTGACCCAGATATGAAGATTTGGTTGAATCCACTTGGTGAAACAACCAGTGAGGGAATTAACGCTGGCGGAACAGTATCAACCGAACAGATTGAAAATACTTACAACCGATTAGCTAATCGACACGCAAAATATACATTGACAGCAGATAACACAGTTGGTATATTAGGCGGAGCAACAGTTCAGTTTATTCGAACTGGTTCAAATGTTGAAATGGTATTCGGTGGATTGAGTTGGGGACTGTTCAATATCACCGCAAAAAATACTCCAACACGAGACAATAACAATATGCGATGGTATATTTTTAGAACAAAACCCAATAATGATACAGCTATCGTTCCACAAGGTTTTCGCACTCAATCTTCATTCATTGTTCCAGTTTATTCTGATGACGGAAATATGATTGGCTCACTTTATGTTGGTGGAGTGAACGATAGTAATACAGTTCGTTTCCAGCTTGATAGAAAATATAATATCGGCGACGGTGGATTTGCTGGCGGTTTACGGCTTGGATTGATTAACTACGCAACAATCGACCCATTCCCACAAGCTGGCAACGGAATAACGATTGAATAGGAGTTTGAAATGGCAGAAAAACAATA